CATAAGCTTCCTTAGCTCAGCCGGATAGAGCAACGGCCTTCTAAGCCGTAGGTCGGAGGTTCGAATCCTCCAGGGAGTGCCAATGCCGCTTTAGCTCAGTTGGTAGAGCATCGGTTTTGTAAACCGACGGTCATCCGTTCAAGTCGGATAAGCGGCTCCAAAAGTGCGGTTCTAGTACCATGACCTAAACAAGTCATAAAACTGTTTATGGAAGAGTGTCCGAGTGGTCGATGGTGAGGCACTAGAAATGCCTTGTACAGCGATGTACCGTGGGTTCGAATCCCACCTCTTCCTCCAGCCCTGCATCAGCAGGGCTTTTTTTTTGAATAAAAATAATATACCATCGTTTAAGGAGTATCTCGGGCGCTACTAACAGTTCGAGATCATTGTAAATTGTTGCCGTTTCTGTATTTACAAGTTCCCAAATAGTTTATCATAAGTTATACTCTTCTCTTTATTTGAGGAATGATAATGGCTAATGTTTATCACTGGCTTACAGGAAGCCAGACTGATCTATATAGCGGGATTTTTCTAACTGCTAGTTATGGTGCGCAAGCTGTAGCTAATAGCAGTCGTTATGGTTCAGGTAGTGCTTGGGAAATTGGAACTTCTACTTCCTCAAGAGCTACTTTATATTCAGGTTATAACACCAATGGTCCTGATGCTCTTCCAAACTTAGGCACAGGAGATATTACGGTTGCTTTTTGGTGGCAGCCAAACAATAGTTCCTATGGGGGAGGTGGACAAAGACATTTATTCCAGTACTCTCCTGGGGCAGTAGTAGAAGTTTATCATAGTGCCGATTTATCTTCAGACGTACAAAGTGATTACAATCTGTACGCTAAATTTAGATATGGCAACGGAACACCGTCAAAATCTAAAGCTTTTGATATTGATTTAACTGGTAACCCTTGGATCAAGGTTTATGCCAGTAGAATTAGTGGTGCTTTTTATTATACTCTTTTTGACGCCACTGGCAGCGTTATCACAGATAATGATGGAAACCCAACAACTTGGTCTGATACAACTCAAACAGGCAATATCTTTGAAGCTAGTAGTAGCACACCACATATTCGTGTAGGTGGTGATTTTGCCTCTGGTCAGACTGCTGGTGGTCTTTATGATGATATTTTCTTAACTCTGAATCACGGCATTGGAACAGGAAGTTTAGAAACTGATTCTGATGGATACGCTAAAATAGATCCTGTTATAAACTCTTTTTCTACGTCCGCTACATATGTTAGCAGCGGCAGTGCTGTAACCTTATCTTGGGATGTTGATTTTGGTACAACTTTACAACTCTTAAAGTTTGTTGATGGACTACTTAGTAGTACAGAAACGGTTACAGGTACAAGTTCTAAATCTGTTACGATAACTCAAGCAGTTTCATATAAACTTAGAGCCACGAACATTTATGGTTCGGTGGACTCTAGTTCGGTCCAAATAACTTTAGGTGGAGGAAATAGTATGTCTGGTACAATGTTATCAGGTAGCGATGCTATCCCTTATCAGTTACATGCCGGAGTCCTTGGTGGCTTCGTTTCAGGTTCTAGCGCTGGTCAATTTCAGGCAATTCCAGTTGAAGGTCTTACAGCAATTTCTGCTGATAGAGTCGCTGGTCGAGCACTTCATTCGAGTTTCGTTAACTCGTCAGGTTCTATTATTGCAGCACTCAACTTTTTGCAGAGTGAAGGCGACTTTACACCAGGACAAGGTATTGATTCATCGGCTCTAAATTCCGATGTTATCAGCTTGTCTGCTAGTCATCAATCGTTCCAATTTGATGTTGCTGGTGGAACAGGTAAGTTAGAATTGTCTGCTAGTGTTGCTGGCGATGGTCTCGCTTTGTCTTCTGGTGTTCTTGCTGTCAACGTTGATGATAGCTCTATCGAAACCAACAGCGACACATTGCGTGTTAAGGCGGGTGGTATTGCTCACGCAATGTTGGCCAACGACGCTGTTGATGGCGACAACATTGCTGATGATGCAGTTAATTCTGAGCACATCGTTCTCGGCGCTCTTGACGCTGAGCACTATGCTTCTGGCTCTATTCAGAACGGACACTTGGCTGGTTCGATTGCTAACGCTAAGTTGTCTAACTCTGCTGTGACAGTCACCGCAGGTGATGGTCTCAGTGGCGGTGGATCTGTAGCTCTTGGTGCATCGGTTTCTCTTGCTGTTGGAGTTGATGATAGTTCTATCGAAACTAACAGCGACGTCTTGCGTGTTAAGGCTCTTGGTATCACCAACGCTATGTTGGCTGGTTCGATTGCTAACGCTAAGTTGGCAAACAGCACCATCTCTGGTGTTGCTCTAGGTAGCAACCTTGCCGCATTGACTGCTACCTCTAAGGGTGGTGTCTTGCTTACATCTTACAACGGTTCTACTGCTGTAGGTGACCTTGCACTTGATATCGACGGAATGGATGAAATCGGCGCAGCCCTTGTTGCTGCTGATACCTTCGCTGTCGATGATGGTGACGGTGGCTCCAACAAGAAAGCCACGGTCGAGCGCATTGGTGATTTCGTTGGTTCTGGTGCTGACTTCGGTGTTTCAAGCGGTGTTCTTTCTATCGCTGATAGCCGAGTCGGTGCTACAGAAATCGTTGCTTTGGGTGTAGGTACAGCCGAACTCCAAAACAATGCTGTTAATGGTGCTAAAATACTTGACGCTAGTGTCAGCAGTGACAAGCTTGCAGCTTCTATTCACCGTACCGCCTCTGGCGAAAATATGGTGTTTGATGCAAACGGCGTATCCAATACTGGTCTTTTCTTAACTGGGACAGATCAAGATGGCAACGCTGAACACTACCAAGTAGTCGTACAGGGTGGAATGTTACAGCTTAAGCAAGGTGCTTCGCAACCTTCTGAGTCTGGAACTACATCTGCTGCTGCTGCTGGTGCTGATGCATAATAACAACTGATTTAATCAGTTAAAGGTTTTTTATGAACGGGGGGCTTCGGCTCCCCGTTTTTTTATCTATTTATATTATGTCTTCCATCAAAATTAAGAAACTTACACTTCAACATTCTTATCTCATTCTTGAAAAAGAAGAGGTTGATGAGATTTGTCTGCAATCAGATAAACAAATAAGGGAAATGATAGAACAAAGATATCCTGAAGAATATAAAAAGATATTTGAAAACAAAATTACAAAACAAAACCCAGATGTGCAAAATAAAGAGGAGATATCTGAGGAAATAGAGGCAACCAAAAACAAAAAAAACAATGATGTAAAAAAGCTCTACAGAAAGATAGCAGAAAAAACTCATCCTGATAAGATTGGAGATGATACTCGATCTGATATGTTTTCTAAAGCTTCTTTAGCTTATCAGGAAAATGATCTAGCGACCTTACTAGAATTGGCAGGCAACCTGAATATAGAGTTAATGGAATTAACACCAGAATCAATACAAATTTTAGAAAATAATGTTGTTTTACTTTCTAAGAAGATACATACTCAAAAGAGCACAGCAGCTTGGTCTTTTCACGTTGCAAAAACAGATGAAGAAAAAGATCTGGTTTTAAGAACAATCATAAGTCACTTTACGGGGAAATAAAATGAAGTTAAAAAAGATATCATTTAAAGTTTTAGAAGAAGACATAAGAGGAATAGCTAGAAATAGCCTATCTCTGGTAATTGGTCGTTTAGGTACTAGATTCCAAGAAAATACAGCACAAGTTAGTGATTCACTACAAGAAGGAAACAGTGTTGATATTCTTACAGAAGTTCAGAATGTAATTGAAGGATTAGAAGAAAGCATTAAAGAATTGCAAAATCTAGCGGATTTAATCGGGGAAATTCCAGACTTAGAAACTGAAGAAGAGTAATTAACGACCAATACAAAGGTCTTCGAATATAGCTCTGATCTGTAAAAATACAGTTTCTGAATTTGCTGTAGGAGTATAAAGTCTATCTCTTTCCCCTCTTACACAATTTATAAACGTATTATGATGGTGCTCTAGGGCAAATACAAAAAGCTCAAAACCTAAAGTATTTGATAGATCTGCAACCTCAAAACAAGACATCGGGTCAGAATTCATTGTTTGAGCTTCTTCATCAGTCATTGTTATAATAACTTTTTGTGCGTCTGGTCTCCAAGAAAATGGATATGTGTTCATTGACCAAAACATTGTATCTATAGTTGGCTCCTGTCCAGCACTATCAATCATTCTGCCAGCTTCTATCACAGCCAAAAACTCATTAGCGGGCACAAAATCAGACACCATTCTTGCAAGAGAATATGGAGGTCTTAGGTCGTCACCCGCCCTAGCACCCACAACAACCAGTCCAAATCGAAACTGGCTCGTTATTGGGTCATCTAAAAGAGGAGTTATACCTTGTATCATCGAGTCTATTTCATCTCTAAAAGAACCAGATATATCGAGGACAAAAACTAAATCTACACCACGAGTATCAAAACCCTCATCAACTTCTCCATCGCAATCATTGTCTAGATCATCACACCTTTCCATTATCGGGAGAACTTGACTATCACAAGGTCCACCAAAGTTTCCGTCCGTACAATATCTCACGCCTGCTCTACATTCGCCCACTCCAAGAGTTCCATCTGGTCCCTCGTAACAGACGACAGCGGTTGTATTGGGAAGTCCCTCGTCAACAGTTCCATTACAATTATTATCTACTCCATCACATATTTCCTCGGCTGGTCCTGTATGACCATCGCAGTATAAAACGCCATTGTAACAACTCATTACGCCGGGTTTGCATATCCCTACTCCATAATCTACATTTTCCTCAAACCCGCATAGTTGATGTTCTTCTGGATACGTCTCGTCAATGACTGCATCACAATCATTATCAATTCCATCACATATTTCTGGTTCTGGTCCTTTTGCGCCTTCACACTCTGACCATCCACTCCTTGTACAAGTTTTTAATCCGTATGAGCACTGACCCGATCTTTGAATAATATCAATAGGGTCAGCATTAGGAAAATCTTGCCCATGTTCATCACAAACAAGTTTTTCGCCCGGAATGCAATCTAATTTTACAAGCCGCTCTTCTTCACAGCCCAATATCGTCCCGAGCGCAATTAGGAATACACAAACTTTTTTCATTTTGCGTTCCTAGAGATTATACATCTCTCCTCGGAAGAAAATATAAGAATAGTTATTGTGCTGCTTTGCACCCATCGAAATCTTAAAAAATCAATAGGTAATTTTTGCTCAGAGTAATCGGCTGTTAAAATTACAGGAACTTTATTTTTTTGTGATCCTGGAGGAATAAAGGCTAACATTAAATTATTGTGTTGCCCAACCTCTACTCGTCCACTTAAGTATCCATCTGCTTGAACTTCTGGGATTCCTATACGAATTTCTGTAGTTTCACCAGGAACATTTTTTAAGTCGTTCTCTACTTGTAAAATCCACTTACAATTATTTCTCTGCCCCGGCAAATAATAAGTTGTATTTTTTAATAAAACTAATTCTGGCTGAAAATTGTTTTTGTATATTAAAAAAGATGATACTACGATTGTTACGAAAAGAACACATAAGAGCACCCATCTATTAGTTAATACTCTTGTCATATGTTCTCCTAAAAAACTAGTGAAGTGATATTCCCTCTTTCTTGTTCTCATCTATAATTTGAATGAAGGGGAGTTTCACCATTTCTTTAGTAAGTATGTTTTTACTGGAGTTATTCTCAGTTGTAGTTATAACATAGACAAGACTTTGGTGCTTTTGTCTCTTTACTTCGTTAAATTTCCACTCACCATTGATTTTTTCCCAAATAGGTTGCAAATTAGCAGTTTTTGGCTCTGAAATAGCAGTTGATGGAAATAAAACTAAAGCCGCTAATACAAAAGCGGCTATTTTAATCATTTTTTGACACATTGATAACATCTTATAACACCTTCTTGGTTTGTATGTTTATAACATTATTACAACTTAAATAGACTGAAACTCTTTATTCGGAAATAGTTATTTTATGATACGAATAATTACGGATACCTTTAGAGTGTGTTTAATTACCCTGTTATATTTTACGGTTGCAAGCTGTTCTGGTGCCTGTACTTCTTACCACAGCAAGGCAAAACCATTAGCGCACAATTTCCCAGTAAAATCCTTTATCCAGTTGAGGAGTGATACACTTTGGAAAGGATGTGAACTTGGCAAAGATAATAAAGTTGAATGTCAAAATGCAAAATCCCGTGCTGTTTCATCAGGATCATTTATTAAACATAGTGAAGTTTCAAGTGATGTAAGTTATGTTTTAAGCGCAGGACACTCCTGTCGCAGTACATTTATAAAAGAAAGAAAAATAGACAGTGTAGTTGTAACTCATCTAGGTCAAAAATTTACAGTTGTTGATTATAACGGATTTCAATACAATGCCGATGTAGTTGCCATTGACAAAAGATTTGATTTGTGTTTGTTAAGAGTAAACACTGTCTTAACCAAACCGCCAACTCTCAAAGTAGCTAAAGATCGACCCAAAAGAGGACAACTTGCTTATAATATGGCAGCACCTCACGGTATTGTTTTCCCAAGAATGGTAATGACATTTGATGGATATTTCACAGGATACTCACCAGAGGGATATGCAATGTATAGTATACCAACTAAACCAGGAAGCAGTGGGTCTCCAATTGTTAATAGCAATAATGAATTGATTGGCAATATTTTTGCTGGATATCGATCAATGGAAAACATTGGTGTCGCATCACCACTTCTTGCAATAAAAGTATTTTTAAGAAACTCAATTGCTAAAGCTGAGATGCAAGTATGGCAAAAATTAAACAACAATCAAGATAAAACAGATTCTACTATGATCAAGATGATGCAAAATTTGCACAACAATCTGCATGAATATTTTCACATTGGTTCCGTTAAAGATGGTGGAGGTTTTGAACCTCTGTAATATAAGGGGAATAAAATGCCAAGCAATTACAAACCAGTAATTGTTACAATATATCAAAAAAAACAGCCAGCTAAAAAGCCGGTAAGTAAAGAAATTGCTCTTGAAATACCTGTAGTGGATTATGAAATTAATCAAGTCATCACAAAAGAAGAAACTAAGCCCACACGGGGCGTGCAAATAGTAAATTTATTTGGAGATGAAAAAATATAGTTCTTAAGAGTATTTATAAAACAATAAGGAGACTTCAATATGGCTAAACTAGGAAATCAATTGTCTGCTCCATCACTATCCGGTGGTGCATATAATACTAAAGGCATATTAAGAAGTCGTAATGCTCTCTCTGGTGATGAATCGACTGCTCCACTTAATGTATCGGGCACAACCTTGATCCATACAACAACAGATTATGCTTTTGATGAGGTTTTTCTATGGGCAGCGAATCATGATTCAAGTAGTGATTTGAATTTAACTATAGCAATAGTTCCTAGTAGTACAGCATCTTCGGCTGCTTTTTCGGATGCTAAAAAAACATTTGTTATCCAAATATTAAATAGGGAAGGGCTTCAACAAATTTATCCTGGTGTACCCCATAAAAATGTTTCAATTTATGCATCAACTACATCAAATGATAAAATTAATATATTTGGTTATGTGGATAGGCATTACAGATTAGATGTAACTGACATAACTCTAGGGTATGATGGTGGTAGTTCATAATGAAGAAACGAAGATTCCTAGGTCACGTTTCATCTATTCTACAACTTAAAGCAGAGGCTACTAAGGCTTTAGATAAGGCACTAGAGGAAGGGCATATTCACGGCTCACAGCAAAATTCCGGATCAGTTTATATTACTGAACCCAACGCCGGGCTTTTTATTCAAGGAACTAATCATCTAGGCCAAGCTAAAACTTTTCAACTTGGAGTCACAGGCAGTATGTTGGTTGCCCTTCCTACTGGTTCATCCTAAAAATAAGATAACAATATAAGAATATAGCTTTGCTGCTTACTATTTATAATGACTTAGAGTCAAATATTAGGAGGAATTAATAATGCCTAGTCCACGAGTAAGAAAAGCAAGAAGGGCTGCAAGAGTTGCAGCGAGAGATGCTGCACGTAGAGCAACAGCACCTGCACCCAAGGCTGCACCTAAAGCTGCACCTAAAGCTGCACCTAAAGTTGAGGCTGCAAAAGCACCCAAGAAAGTGAAGAAGTCCAGTGCTAAAAAGGCTGACTAAGAAGTTTCTTCTAAACGAAGAGTTTAAAGTAGATGCTGGGGCTTCTGTTCAGGCCCTTTATGATATTGTATCTAGTATTAGGGTTACTAACAAAAGAGACTCCGGGAGAGTTCAGTTAGCAAAAGAACATATACGTTCTATTAAACGCCACGTAAGATCTCTAAATGAGCGTGTAAATGCTCTCGAAGAAGAATTAAAAGTACTCACAGAGGATAAGTAATGGGTGGCGTAGCTGGTCACATGGATCATCTCTATGAAAATAGAGATTTAACATTTGGTGAAATGAAGCAGATCCTTGAAGCTGCTGCCAATGGAGAATTGACCGCCGAAGAAAAAGTAGATGGTCAGAATTTATTTCTTTCTTATTCTATTCCCGAGGGAAAAGCCAAGGGAGCCCGTAACAAAGGAAATTTAAAGTCTGGCGGTTTAGATGCCGTAGGGCTTGCACAAAAGTTTGCTGGTCGTGGAGGGCTAGAAAAGGCTTTTAGTGGCGGCTTTGCTACTTTTGAAAAAGCTGTTGAGGCGTTATCAGACGAAGAGAAAGAGAGAATCTTTGGACCCAACACAAATATTTGGTATAATGCCGAAGTTATGGATCCAGGTAATGCAAATGTTATCCTCTACGATGATAAAACACTAAAAATACACGACGTTGGTCATTTTGTGTTTGATCGTGAAACTGGAGATCAATCACCAATCCCCAAAGGAACTCTCGAAACTCTTGATAATGCTATGGAGAGAATGGAGAACCAACTTCACAGCGATGATTTTAATTTAGCCCGAAGAGCTTTAGTAGACATTAAAAAAATTGAAGATGATGGACAAGCCTTAAATCAAGCTTTTAATCGCATTAATAATGAGATGAGGAAAGAAGGATTAAATGATGACTCCACTATCCTTGATTATATGTACAAAAGGTTAATGAATGGTATTGATTCTGAATTACCTAGAAATTTAAAAGAAGAGATAATAAATTACATTCTTAAACTTCCCGGAAACATAGGACTCCGAGCACTAAAAAAAGGCTTGAATCCTCAAGACTTGCAAGACCTTAACTCAATAATAGCGGGTAGTAAAGTATTGCTTCAACAATCTGTTGAACCATTAGAGTTAGCTATTCACGATTTTACTGTTGAATTGTTAAAAGGTCTTAGAAGTATCTATATCGAAGATAATGACAAAGAAGTAATGCGTCTCAAAAATGAGCTTGCGAATGCTGTAAAAGAAATCACTTCAGTTGGTACTGAGAATCCCGAAGCCATGGCTGTTATGCAGCGGCATCTCAATAAAATCAAGGACTTCTCTACGATCACTACTCCAGTTGAGGCGGTGGTCTTTGATTATAATGGGCATACATACAAGTTTGCGGGCAATTTTGCTCCGCTAAATCAGATACTTGGGATGTTCCGCTACGGGAACCTAAAAAGAAGTACAAAAGAATCTCTAGTTGTTGACAAACCAATCATAACAGAGAAAGAAAATAATATTAAGAAAGAAAGAGCAAAACAATTTATTTTAAATCTTCCTAAGTTCTCCCCTAATGAGTCTTGGGGCAAGCCTCAATCCATGGAAAGAAAACAGGTTGAGAAGATTTTTGCAACAATTTCAGGTGGTACTAGTATTCAAGCTAAATTTGACGATATAATTGGAAGAGCCAATTTTGATACTAATATGAGATCGCCACGAAGAATTATTAGTACTCTTATCTTTCTAGAATCTTTATCTGCGGTGATTCTTAGTTTCACTGAATCGTCAGCCGGTTTTGTGCTTGAAGGATTTCTAGCAGCCATGTTCTCTGGAGAGCAGGTAGTAGACCCTGATGACGGCAGTAAACCTATTGAGGATATTATAGCGTTCAAAACTATAGAAGGTGCTGAGGGAATCCCTGTTAGTCTAAAATTATTAAAAGAAGATGGAAAAATAGAGGGAAGTTTTACAAACCTTGTAGAAGCTTTAAATAAATATCCAGAGATGCTCTATATTGTCACAAGAAAATTAGGCGACGAAATTCAAATTCAGCAATTTGCTATCACACGAGACAATGTTATAGAGTTATTAACTGCCGGCAAACAAGAAAAAGCCAAATATGAACTTTTTGGTTCCGGTGATAAACCCCTTGTTTACCCTGGTAAAAAAGATAAAAAATTATCAGCAGACCTACTCGCTAAATACGATAGAAGATTACTGAGATACAAAAATAACGTCGTAAAACAAGTGGAAGAATTAAAGAAGCTCTATGCTGCTGCTGAATGGCCCGTTAGGTATGAGCTTCTTAAAAATACATACGGATATAGCGCCCAAAAAAGGGATGCCATGGCTGCTAAGTATGAGAAGGCAAAGAAAGAAAAAGAAGCTCGTTTAAAACAACAAGATACTCAAGCTACCCAACCCGAAGAAGAGACACAGCCTGTTGAAAATAATCCTGAACTCGCAGAAGAGGGACTTGTTAGATTAACTATTGAAGAACAAAGAGAACTTTGGAAAACTGATTTATTAACAGAGGAACAGAGCGCAAAAGGCAGAAGCTGGAATATATCTGTTAAAGAGATTGTCCCTGATACTAAAAAAGGTACAGGAATATCCTCAGATATATCAGGGTTTAAAATTATTGGTAATCTACCCGTTTCACCTGATAGAATTATTGCTGTTGCTGAAAACTATATGGACCGTCTTGGGGGTTCTATTGAAGAAATTTTCAAGGCTACAAAAAACTTATCTGATGATATAGATGGGTACTTCACTTACGGTGATAGGAGTGATGCTATTACTGCTGGTGATGGAGCTATTAAAAATAGTGAAATTATCGGACAAGAGATGAAAACTCAAGTTGCTAAAGATAAATCAGCACCAGCCCAAAGAAACGAATCACTAAATAACACCACTCAAGTTATCACTGAAAAAGAAGGTAAGCGCATAGCTCTATTTCCTGGTAAGTTTAAGCCACCACATCGTGGTCACTTTGATTATGTGAATAAGATTGCTAAACGGTCTGATGTTGATGAGGTGATTGTTTTAATTTCTCCCGTTGATTACCCAGAGGTAAGCAATGCGCAAAGTTTGCGCATCTGGGAAGAATATCTTGAGAATGGTGAACCAAACATCACAGCTAAGATCGCTGACTATCGTAGTCCAGTCCAGGCAGTCTACGAATTTGTTGCTGATCCTGAGTCAGCCTCAGATGGAGATACAATCCTTTTAGTCAAGAGCAGTAAGGATGTAGGGGATACTCGCTTTGATCGTGCGCAATCGTATGCTGAGCGTCATAACCCTGGTGTAAATGTGGAGGATATCGTTGAAGATCCTGTCCAGTCTAAGGATGGTATTGTTTATAGTGCTCGTGATATGAGAAAAGCTCTTGCTGACGGAGATAAAGAAACTTTTCTATCTTATGCTCCCCCTTCAATTGATGGCAATGCTCTTTGGAATTCTTTAACTACTCAAACTGAGAGGTTGAACTCAGTGATAGATGACACTATTGATGAGATGGCTGCCATGGCTGGTGGGGCGGTTGCCGGATATGCCGCCCCAAGAGGCGGAACTGTTAATATAAGGAAACGATCTAAAACAGAGAAACCTAAAGTTAGAAGAGCAAAACGTCAAAGACGGAGATAATTATAATACTATGACTATTGAACGAAATCAACTTATCGCTGAAGAACTTATCAGGGAACATATCCGTAAAAGAATAGCTTTGAAGCTAGAACAGCAGAAACTCGCTGAGGTGAAAATAAGAAAAGTTGTTCGTCAATTAATTGAAGCTGAAACTGGCACAGAGGAAGCTAGTCGTAGTACTGGCATTAATGTTCTTGCTGATCTTTTGCAGAATATTATTCCAACACTCCAAGACGATTATAAAATGCTGACAACCTCAGAGGAACAAAGAGAATCTTTTAAAAATCATATTGTACATGCAGTCGAAAACTCCTTAAGACCCATAGAGGCTAATACACAGGGTGAAAAACAAACTGAAGATATAGAGTATGAAATTGACAGAGATACACTGTTAGAAAAAATATCCATAGATCTTGATCCACAAGATGACGGAAAAGAAGCACAATCAATAGAAGGTGAATTTATTGATGTTGATGGCGATGGTGATTCAGATGAAGATGACTTCATAAAATTAGATGATCAGAATGAAACTGGCAGAAATTTTGCTCAAGCTTCATACAAAAGGGTAGAAAAACAAATTGTTGATGCTTATGATATGCTAGCAGATGAAAAAGATAAGGATGTTTTTTATGATTATCTTGTTACCAATTTGCTTTTATATTTTGATAAATTCGAAGATGAACTTCAGAACGATCTTGCTCCTGTTTCTACTCCCGAATATGAAGAGGAAAAAGAAGACCCTACAGATGATGTTGAACAAGGGGTTGATATGGAATTAGATCTTTAATAAGATTTCCCCTTAACACTTTGTCAGGCTTCGTTATAATAGCTGCAAGCTGTTAAACAACGAAAAAAACTCTTTTCTACTTTTCTTACTTATTTCTAGCTTTATTTCAGCTTGATAGCTTGCTAGCATATATAGAAGGCTATAAAAGTTGACAAGTAATTTGTTATATTGTATAGTTAATACACAAGGGGGTAACCGGAATCGATTGATAGGAAAGTAGAAAAGGTGCAAGGGTGAGGGAAGCGTGGCTCACTAAAAACGCTTATCTTTTAATCGCAAACGACGATTTTCAACTAGCACAAGCAGCTTAATAACCTGACTTGACTTGAGGCGACGGCAGCCAAGAAACAGAAAGCCGTATTTTTGTCTTCTAAGTGCTTTTGATTATCTCAGCCATAATAAGATGATCTAGTCAAGTGGTCTGTCCGACGAAAAAAACAGTTCTAACCTTGTGAATGACCTCTCTATGGAACTAGACAAGACGGGAGTTCAATTCTCCCTACCTCCACCAGCCGCCTTCGGGCGGCTTTTTTATTACGTTTAAGTTTACACTAGGAACTAATTATATAAACCCACTTTTTTCGGGGAAAATATGAAAAAAACCATTATTTTAGATACCAACGTGTATCTTACAGAGGCAGGTTCTATATTAGCATTTGGAAAAAATAACATCGCCATTCCAACGATAGTGCTAGACGAGATTGATAAACATAAACATCGTCAAGATACCGCTGGCTTAAATGCTCGAACTATGAATAGAGTCTTAGACGCCTTGCGATCAAAAGGCAGTCTTATGGATGGTGTTGCCTTGGGCAGAGGTAAGGGTAAAATATTCGCCGCCCATTATGATGAGAAGTTTATGCCGGCTGGTATGAAAGAAGATGATTCCGACAATAAAATAATAGCCATAGCTTTAAGATTGAAAAATAAAGGACACGAAGTTTCAGTAGTATCTCGTGATCTTAATATGAGAGTTAAATGTGACGCTTATGGGATTGAATGTTTTGACTATCAACCTCAAAAGGTCATTAATTCTGTTGATAATTTATTTACTGGGACAGAAGAATTAGAGGTTGATTTTTCAATCATCGACCGTTTTTACACAGGAGATCCATTTTGCTTGCCTGAGCAAAAAAATAAATTGTTTCCCAATCAATTCCTGCTCCTTAAAAATGAAGCAACAAATAAATCAGCTATCTGTAGATTTAGTGGTGCTGATAAACCTTTGAAAAAAGTAAATAAATTTAAAAATATTTGGGGATTATCTGCGAGAAATAAAGAACAAAAATATGCTATGGATCTTTTATTTGATAGAAATATCCATATTATGTCATTAACAGGACCAGCCGGTACTGGTAAAACACTATTGGCTACTGCCTGTGCTTTAGAACAAGTTATCAATACATCTGGAGCATCTGGAGGTTACGACAAATTAATAATAACTAGACCGGTTCAACCTATGGGCAGAGATATCGGATTTTTACCTGGAACTTTAGAAGAGAAAATGTTGCCTTGGATTGCACCAATCAGAGATAATTTAGAACATCTTTTTGGTGATCGCACTGCTTTAGATATGCAAATAGAACAGGGAACTATTGAGATTGAGGCTATGACCTATATCCGTGGTCGATCTATTGCAAATGCTTTTATGATAGTTGACGAAGCTCAAAACTTGACAGCACACGAATTAAAGACTATAATAACAAGGGTAGGACATGGGACTAAGTTAGTCCTTACAGGAGATATCCAACAAATAGACAATTCCTATGTAGACTCAGTATCAAATGGCTTGACTCATGCGGTAGAAAAATTTAAAAATTATGACATTGCTGGACATATCACACTAACTAAAGGTGAGAGATCACAATTAGCAACTCTTGCTTCGGAGATATTATGAGAGAATATGTTTTTGAGAAGGTAAAAAATACCACCAGGCATTTTCGGTTTGGAAATGTTCCTGTTTATCAAAAAGACCAACTACCAGACAACGTTGATGCCCAAGCTATTTTTCGTTCTGTAGAGAAGTTAATACCATCTAAGTTGTTTAGTGGTCTTAAGGGAGTGCAAATAGGTCACCAAGAGGTTTTTGATGATCGTGAAGCTAATGCCTTGTACAGAGATGGTGTTTTTTATATAACTCAAGATCAAGATAATGATGCTGATTTAATAGATGATATCGTTCACGAATTTGCGCACCACGCAGAAGTTTTATACCCAGAACAAATTTATGGCGATCAAAAAATAAAGAAAGAGTTTCTCAAAAAAAGATATGAGTTAGAATTTGAACTGAAGTCAGAGGGATATTGGACACAGGAATATGATTTTAAAAACCTCAAATTTGATGAGGATTTCGATCAGTTTCTCTATAAAAGAGTCGGCAAAAACCTACTCAGAATGATTACCTCCGGGATGTTTATTCGACCTTATGGTTCTGTTTCATTACGTGAATACTTTGCTACTGGATTCGAGCAATATTTTTTGGGAAGCAAACAAAAACTAAAGAAAATTAGTCCGGAACTATATAACAAGATCGATGAACTCGTCAACAACTAAGAAAGCGGCGGAACTTTGGCTGGAAAACACATTTCTTATTCAGAGTGGAAGAATTGGCTTATTTGCCCACACTATCATAAACTTACCTATATTGACAAGATTAATAAGTTTGAGGGTAATATCTACACTGCCTTTGGAAAAGCTTTACATACCCTGTGTGAGGAGACTCTCACAAAGACTGAGCAGTATAGGTCTCAAGAAAAGATCACTACTCTACTCAAGGAGCAGTTTGTAAAAGAACTGAAAGCTTTGCCGGCTGGTGAACAACAGAGGGCGGCTAACGACTTTGACTTGCCTTTATGGATGTCTCACGGCATTGAGATTATTCCCGACCTTTATCGCTCGCTGGTAGAAAAATTTGGGAAGCTTGGCGAGGATTGGCACGTTTTAGCTGCTGAGGAGTTTCTATACCAACCAATTACTGAATTTACTGACGCAGAAAAAAAATTTAAAGGCTTTATTGACCTTGTAGTTTATTCTAAAAAAGATGAGAAGGTTCACTTAATTGATTGGAAGACTTGCTCCTGGGGTTGGCGTCGTGAAAAGAAAAGCGATAAGGTTATGGCATACCAGCTTGTATTATATAAACATTTTTACTCGCAAAAATATGATGTCGATCCCAAGGATATTGATTGCCATTTTGTTCTTTTAAAGCGTACTGCCAAGCCTGGAAAGAAAGTTGAGTTTGTCAGAATTACAGCGGCTAAAAAAAGAACGACAGATGCATTAAAATCTTTGACTACAGCCCTATACAACATTACAAAAGAACGATATATTAAAAACAGAAATTCTTGTACGAGTTGCAAACACCGCCCAGGTGTTTGTGAATTTTATAGGACTGAATATTGCAAGTGAGGTATTAAATTGGATAAAAAAATTACGGTTATGACGATAAGTGACCACCCTTTGTTGCCTTCTGGAGTAGGGACCCAGACAAAATATGTTATAGAAGCCCTTCTTAATAGTGGCAAATTTAATGTGATCTCCCTTGGAGGAGCGATTAAACACCAGAGTTATGAACCTAAAAAAATTGAAGGATATCCAGGATTTTGGGAAATATTCCCAGTTGATGGTTATGGCAATGCTCAAATGATTGGTCAATTTATTAGAGATCGAAAACCAGATATCCTATATTTTATGACCGATCCACGTTTTTATGAGTGGTTGTGGTCAATAGACGATCAAATTCGAGATAAGCTACCTATGGTTTACTATCACGTTTGGGATAATTACCCATACCCAAAATATAACAAGAGATATTATGATGCTAATGATGTAATCGCAAGTATTTCAAAAGTCACAAGCGATATAGTTCAGAACGTCTGCCCAGAAGTTGAGGAAGAATATGTTCCACACGCAGTAAATTCAGATCATTTCTATCCAAGACCTTCAAAAGAAATAGACGACCTATATAAAATAAATCCAACACTAAAAGATAAATTTATATTTTTCTGGAATAATCGGAACGCTAGAAGAAAACAGTCTGGTAGTTTGGTGTATTGGTTCAAGGAATTTCTAGAGAGGGAGGATGTAGATCGATCAAAGGTTTGTTTGTTTATGCATACTGATCCTACCGATCCCCATGGGCAACCATTGCATTACCTTGCTTCTCATTTAGGGTTTAATGACGGGGAGATTTTTCTTTCTACCAATAAACTTCAGGCTGAACAATTAGCAGCGCTTTACACAATGGCTGATTGTACAGTTAATATTTCAGATGCAGAGGGGTTCGGGTTGGCAACTCTTGAGTCTCTATCTTGCGGCACTCCAATTATTGTTAATATGACAGGTGGTTTACAGGAACAAGTCACGGATGGAGAGAAATGGTTTGGTATTGGAATTGAGCCAAGCTCTAAGGCTGTGATTGGATCGCAGCAGGTGCCATACATTTACGAGGATAGAATTAACAAAGACGACTTTATTAACGCTCTTCTAGAAATGTATAATAAAACTCCCCAAGAACTAAAAGAACTAGGCGATCTTGGACAACAACATGTTAAGAACAACTACAATTTTGATGTTTTTAAGAAACAGTGGGTTGATCTGATGTTGCGAGTTCATGAGGAAAGAGGATCTTGGGATAATAGAAAGAAATACAATAATATTAGGACAGTGGAATTATGATTAATAAACCTAAAATATTAGTGGTTGGTCCCGTTTGCAACCTATCAGGCTACAGTGAACACGCAAGAACATTACTGGACTCATTGTTGGAATTACAAGATACAATAGAAGTCTATGTCCAAGATACACAGTGGGCTGCTACTAGTCGTAGCTCAAAATATTACGAAAAGTACAAAAATCTTATTGACAAAACAAATCGGCTTTTTGTATCTCGACAGGATGCTCAAGGTAATATTAATATAAGTGACTTGTTTACTGCCACTTACCAAGTGAGACCACCTAATGAATTCCATCCTATGTCACCACACGACATAGGTGTCACGGCCGCTTTAGAAACAACATTTGCACCATCAGAATGGGTTGCTAAGTGTAACACTATGAAACATATCTTAGTTGTATCCAATCACGCAAAAGAAAACCTTAAAAATACAAAAGATGAAAACGGTGTTGGGATTTCGTGTCCGATCACAGTTGTACCATTTGGACACGATGATACTGTGGAACAAATAGACATCTATAAAGGTATGAATATTAAAACAAAGTTTAACTTTCTTACTGTTCTTCAAATGGCACCAAGAAAAAACTTTGGGATGACATTAAAATGGTTTATAGAGAACTTTAAAGACGATGAAGAAGTAGGACTTATTGTAAAAACACATATGCATAATAATAGTACTATGGATTTCTATGCAACAAAGCAGGATATTGAAGCAACTCTTCAAGCTATAGCGCCTAGTAGAAAGTGTAAGGTTTATTTCATTCACGGTAGTTTAACAGAACAAGAGATGGAGTCATTATATAATCCAGATTATATTGACTGTTATGTTACAGCCACACATGGCGAAGGCTTTGGTATACCTATCTTTAGAGCAGCTTGTAACGGTATTCCAATTATAGCAACAAACTGGTCTGGCCATTTGGATTTTCTTAGAGCCCCCAGTAAAAACAGGGCAGGAAATACTAAGCTTAAAAGCCACTTTATCAAAGTAGCTTATGATTTAAAACCTGTAGAACAACAACATTTGATGCCTGGTTTAATTACTGAGTCTTGTATTTGGGCTTATCCAAAAGAAGACTCCTTTAAGAAGTCTCTTAATTTTATCCGAAGGAATAAAGAATCGTTCCTAGAAGATTCTAAAAATCTTTCAAATTATCTTAGAGAAAAAAACAATCTAAAAGTTATTAAGGGGATGTATAAGGATTTCAATAACGAAGAACTTTCTCCGTATTTAAAAACAGTTCAAGAATATGAGGATGAAGTGGATTCACTTTTGGATGATTTAATATGAGTCTTATGATATTCTTAGCTGATGCTTTTGCTGAAGATTATGTTGGTGGAGCGGAGCTTACCTCGGAGGCTATTATTCAAGGGAGACCCAATAATAAAAACATAATAAAGATAAGATGTGCTGAGCTTACAAGCTCTGTAATCAATCAATATAAAGAAGCTCACTGGGTTGTATTAAATTTTGTTTCGCTTGATTACAGGTTAAAACTTCATTTGATTAAAAATGTAAATTATTCTATAGTCGAGTACGACTACAAATTCTGTAAATTCAGATCTTTGGATCTTCACAGAATTCAAACAGGTCAGGAGTGTGATTGTGCAGACATAAAAGAGAACAAGATAAATTTAGCCTTTTATGGGTATGCAAAAAAAATCTGGTTTATGAGCGATGCGCAAAAGAATATCTTCTTACAGAAGGTTAAGACAATCAAAGAAGAAAATACAGAAACTTTAAATTCTGTTTTTTCAAAGGGTGATTTAAGATTTATTGACTCGATAAGAGACAATAAAAAAAACGACAAATATCTTATTGTTAGAACAAACTCTTGGATTAAGGGTTATGAAAAATGTGTCAAGTATGCGCAAGATAACTCGTTAGAGGCAGAAGTAGTTGCTGGTTTGCCTTATCACGAATTACTAATAAAGCTGTCTACTTCAAAGGGTCTTATATTTTTACCTGATGGTGCAGATACTTGCCCTAGGCTTGTTATGGAAGCACAAATGCTAGGGTGTGAGACCATATTAAATGAAAACGTCCAACATAGATATGAATCTTGGGCTAATAGTGCTGAATCTTGTCGAGAACATATGAACACAAGGTGTTCTACATTTTGGAGTTTTTATGACTAAGAGTGAAACGATAGTTATTATGGGAAATGGTCCATCCCTTAAGGATGTTGATTTTTCTATGCTAGATGGTATTGACACATTTGGATTAAATTCTGCCTATCGAGCCTATCCTCGTTTAGACTGGTGGCCTACCTATCACGGCTGCTTTGATTATCGTGTAACAGATAATCACCAACAAAGCTTCATTGATCTTATCGATTCAGGCAAATTTAAAAAGAGCTTTTATATAAGGAACTTAAGTGACAAAGATAATTTCCAATTTGTAAATATGCTACCGTATGGTAGCACCAACAAGATGAACCATTCAGAAGATTGTTTTACTCAGTTTCACGATAATGGTAATAGTGGTGCTAACGCTTGTTCGGCGGCTGTTTGTATGGGGTATAAAAAAATTATCCTTTTGGGTGTAGACTGTAACTATGTTGAATTTGTTGACGGCAGTAAAAAAGACGGACCCGGACTGATTATGGATAAAACACCAGATAAGAACCCGAACTATTGGTTTGATGACTATCAACAAAAAGGTGATCAATATAATATTCCTGATGGTATTAAATTTCATATGCCAACTTGGAATATGTTTGCGTATAGGGCTGCACACGCTGATATAGAAGTGATAAACTGTAGCCCTATATCAAACTTAAAATGTTTTAGAAAGATTTCATTACAGGATGCTTTAAAATGACTAGAAGAAAAACTTGCTTAACTTGTAGATCCACAAAACTAACTAAGATAATTGATCTTGGTATGCATCCTTATGCAGATACTTTTATTGATAAAAAACACAAGTCTATGCCATTGCCTGTATATAACCTTTCTTGTGTTATGTGTGAGGAGTGTAAATTAATTCAAACTGAGGCAGCGACTGATGCTACTGAGAGATATAATCTTTTTGATTACTCTTATACATCGTCAAATTCTTTAACATCTAGAAGTCACTGGGAAGAATATTGTGAGTTAATTAGTCACAAATTATCGTTAAGTAAAGAGTCAATAATATATGAAATTGGATCCAATGATGGCTATCTTCTCAGTCAGTTTAAGAATAAATTAAACAATAAAGTATATGGAATTGATGCATCAAGGGCTATGTGTGATATTGCCAATGAGGCTGGCATATTTACTGAAAACTGTGTTTTTAACCAAGAGGAGTCTGATAGGATAGTTGAAAAAGTAGGACCATCCGACTTAGTTATAGCAAATAATGTATATAATCATTCAGATGACCCTATATCTTTTACTATGGGTGTAAATACACTACTGAAAAACGGTGGTCACTATGTTTTTGAAGTTCCTTATTGGAAATCAACAATAGATTCAAAAAAAATAGATCAAATATACCATGAACACGTCACATATTATACGATCACTTCCTTGAAGAACTTATTGGAAAAGTGTAAATTTGAAATAGTAAATATTGAAGTTGTTGATTATCACGGTGGTTCCTTGCGTGTAATTGCAAAAAAGAACCTAAACGAAAAAATTTCACATTATAAAGATATAACAAAACAAATCAAAAAAGAGTCTTACTTATTTGAAAAAAAGACCTATGAAGTTTTAAATAAACATTTATTAAAGAGGAAGATAGATTTTGTATCTAAAATTATAAGATACAAGAAAAAAGGGTATAATATAATCGCAATTGGAGCAGCCGCAAAAGGAAATACGTTGTTAAACTTTTTGAATTTAAACAATTCGTTGATTGATTTTGTAACAGATACTTCAAAGTATAAACAGGGCAAAACAACACCACTATCAGATATAGAAATATGTGGTGACGAAGTTTTTGCAACAGTTGATAAAGTCTGTGGACTAATATTATCTTGGAATTTATCAGAGCCTATAAAAAATAAGATCAGAGAAATTAATCCTAATATAGAATATATAAGTTTTTACAAATAGGAGAGACCATGGAAAAGAAAAACATCTGGAATAATCCACAGCCACCCCTAGAAAAACACGTTGACGACAGGGGTAAAATTGTTGACATATTTTATAAAGATAAGATAGAGCACGTTGCTGTAATACAATCGGCAAAAGGTGCAATCAGAGGAAACCATTATCACAAATATACAACTCAACATATGCTAATTACAAAAGGATCATTAGAATACTGGCATAAGCCACTTAATTCTGATGATCCTGCAAGTTTTGTTCTTTTGGAAGCAGGAGACTTTATAACAACACCTCCAGATGAAATCCACGCATTAAAGATAGTTGAAGATAATGAATTTGTAGTATTTACAGAAGGGTTAAGAGGGGGAAAAGATTATGAAGATGACACTTATAGATTGTCCGAAAGTATAATCGGTGAATAATATGTTAAAACTTCACCTAGGTTGCGGAAAAAGAAACCTACCAGGGTACGTCCACATTGATGTCGATGCCCACCCGCATATAGATTATTGCACATCTATTGATAACTTGCCAATGATACAAGACAATTCAGTTGATGAAATATATACCTGTGGTGTTATTCCATACTTTGATCGAGATGAGATAAATACTGCTCTCTGTGAATGGCATCGTGTTTTAAAAAAAGATGGTATATTAAGAATATCAGTGATTGATTTTGAAAGACAAGTTGAGGTATATCTGAGCAGCAATGCAGATTTAGAACACCTTGGGGTTCTAGGACCTATTTTTGGTAAATGGGATTATACGACGCCCGAAGGACAAAATAAAAGTATGTACAAAAAGAATGCTTATGACTTCAAATATTTGAAGAAGGTTTTAGAAAGCAATGGTTTCAAAGATTATCAAAGGTATAACTGGAAAGAATTCTTACCAGAGGGGTATGATGATTATTCGGCTGCTTATGTTCCCCATGGAGATGAAAATGGTGTACCAATGATGCTTAATATATGGTGTAGAAAATGTTAAATATTTATTCTAAAGTTGACCCTGAAAAAATTATTTTATCCCTAATAAGAAAAAATGAGATTACAAACTCTAGACAAAATATAACACCAGACGAAGAGTTTTTACAGGCTGGGGTAAAAATAACAAAAGCAGAAGATTTTTTTAAAGCTCATAAACACTTGCCCTGCAATAAAGTTGCCACTACAACTCAAGAAGCTTGGGTTATTTTGGATGGTAAGGTTGAGGGAACTTTTTATGATTTAGATGATTCTTTATTGTGTTCGCTTGAAATAAGCGATGGAGATTGTGTTGTTATATATCGAGGCGGACATTCATTGAAGATATTAGATGATGATACAATTTTATATGAATTTAAAAATGGACCATACTACGGCGTAAAGAAAGATAAAACTTACATAGGAGAATGAATTGAGTAAGTGGGATTTTCATATTGTTGAAGAGTTCGAGAACAATATAAGTAATTTTTTTGGTTCTAAATATGCGGTAGCGGTTGACTGTTGTACACACGCTTTAGAGTTGTGTCTAATATACACTAACGCAAATAAGATTTCAGTACCCCATCACACTTATATTTCAGTGCCTTTTCTATCAAACAAGTTAAATATTGATCTAGAATGGAAAGATTGTGAGTGGAAAAAATTTTACTACCTGACTGATAAAGTGGTAGATGCTGCTGTCCTATGGGAAAAAGATAGTTATGTTCCCGGAACATTTATGTGTGTAAGTTTTCAATTCAAAAAACACTTAAGTCTAGGAAGAGGTGGTATTATTTTAACGGATAACGAGGAGGCAGCTAAACATTTAAAGAAAATGTCGTATGATGGAAGGGAGCCTCATATACCTTGGGGAACTCAAAATATTAATGTGATGGGGTACCATTATTATATGACACCAGAGACAGCAGCGCTTGGATTAAAAAAACTACCAGAGGCTATTGAAAAAAAGCCTAAATCTTGGAGTTTGAACGACTGGCCTGACTTAACTAAGATGGAGATTTTTAAATGAAGAAAGCATTTATTACGGGATTGAATGGTCAAGACGGCAGTTATTTAGCTGAGTTGTTATTAGAAAAAGGATACGAAGTCCACGGAGTAGTAAGAAGACACTCAGTAGCTGAAAATCAAAATTATCGTCTGGGGCAGAGTGATGTTAGTGATAAAATTAATACTCACTATGGCGATCTTTTAGATTATCCTTCCTTACAGAGGTTAATGTCAGAGATTCAGCCTGATGAAATTTATAATTTGGGTGCTATGAGTCACGTTCGTATTAGTTTTGATATGCCATCTTTTACGATCAAAACTAACGCCCTTGGTGTTCTTCATATGTTGGAGATTTATAGAAATACAGTTCCGAACGCTAAATTTTACCAAGCATCATCATCAGAGATGTTTGGAAATTCAGTAGATGAAGATGGTGTGCAACGGCTGACCACTCCAATGAACCCGGTCAGTCCTTATGGGTGCGCTAAGGTGATGGGTTATAATTTAGTTCGACACTATAGAAATGCTTATAACCTTCATGCTTGTAATGGTATTCTATTTAATCACGAGTCTCCACGCCGTGGTTCGAACTTTGTAACAAACAAGGTGGTAAAAGGTGCTGTTTCAATTAAGAAAGGCTTACAACAAAACCTTGAACTAGGTAATATGGATTCATACAGAGATTGGGGACACTCAAAAGATTATGTTAGAGCAATGCATCAAATCATAAACCATTCAGTTGCAGATGAGTTTATTGTTGCTACTGGCGAAACGCATTCTGTTAGGGATTTGTGTAGAATTGTTTTTGAAAAAATAGGATTAAATTACGAAGATTATGTAATACAAAATCCAAAATTTATGAGACCAGAGGAACTCAAATATTTAAAAGGTGATCCATCTAAAGCACAGGAAATCTTGGGCTGGAAACCTGAATATACATTTGAATCAATGCTGGAAGAAATGATTGATCGATGGGATAGGGAACTCTAGGGTGGGGAAAAGCAAAAATAAACGTTTTTGTATTTTACAGGTGACTCCTAGTGAGCCAAATGCTGTTCATTGTAAGTTGTTTGAAGATAGAGAACAGTCAGACCTTTATTTTGTTACCTACGAAAAAGAAAATCAAAAGTCTCTAAAGTTTTGCCCTGGCACTGTCTGGTCTGAGACAAGAAATATCATGGCAGAGCTTGTTCCTAAGAAATATGATTATTATATGTTTCTTGATCATGATCTTGTTCTTGAGCCAAGGTTTAACTTAGATCCCTATGAGCAAATATTAGAAGATTTGGAACTAAATCCAGCCGTTTTAACTTATTATCCGGGTACAGGAATTGATAGCCCTTTAGTACAGGATCAAAATTTCTTAACTAGCAGAGATTATTCTTGTATACCATTTACTCATAATGGCATTAAAATTGTTCACAAAAGTTTAATGAAATGGTTCTTTCCCTTATATACAAAATATCGCACAGACACTGATGCCTGTCATATGTTCAACATTCAGGAAATACCTTTTTTAAGAAATGTTGTTTGTAGTCACAAAATGGTTCATCATAATACACCTAATGACAGCACAGCAGACCAAATATACAATAGCGATGGAGCCTATACAACATACAAGATGAATCAAATGTTTAAGGATATACTTCCAGCGTTTAAGAAAAGAGGCTTACTACAGATAAAAGATGTAGATTATAACCTGAATTACAATTCATTGAGTATCAAAGAGTTTTTTGTTTCGTTGTTTCGGCAAAAGAATTTTGAGGTTATAAAAAACTCATACGATGTAGATTATTATGATGAGCAAAAAATATCAAAATTCTTTGACTTAAATCACGATCAGTTTTTAAACTGCAATCTATCATTGGCGGAAAAATTTAAACCCATCAGCAAGGAATCCATCGAGGTGGTAAAGTCTTGCCTACGAGAGTTAAAATTTGATGATTTTGTTACCCCGCTAGACCCGTGGCCTGGTATTGTGAAAGATGTCAACGAAAGATTGAGTGATAAAAAAATCTCAATAAATGAGTGCCTCCGTATATATCAAAACCTGGAGGACAATGAATCAGTCTTTCACAGGAATTCTGTTATGGATAGTGACTTGGAGAAATTTTTAAAAGACAAGACAGTTGCTTTAGTGGGGCCTTCTCCATATTTAAGAGGTCAAGGCAGAGGACAAGAAATAGATTCTTGCGACGTGGTTGTTAGAATTCAGCACAACATATATTCGGAGCAAGACTTTGGAAAACGCTCAGACATAATACAAAGTTGCTTGAATCCTAATTACGGCAACCCACTTGTAAGCCATATAAAAAGCTTATCACCAAAAGATAGACCAAAATTCATTATTTGTAACGACTCAGTTTCAGCACCAAACAATAATGAGGTGGCTGTTGGCGGGCTTGAGTGGAAAAAAGGATGGTTCTTTACGGATGAAGTGTATGGTAATATTTTTCAAGAATTAAATATTCCTCTTGTGAATCTTAAAAGAAGCGATGGGACTTGGGATCGCTGGGGGCTTTATTGGCAAGTTTATGCGAAGCAGCATCTTGAAAGATTTTCTACTGGAAATTATACGACGTTTACAGCCAATTTCAACTCTGGTTATGGATCTATTAATTTTCTTTTAAGATACTCTCTGAAGGAATTACGTGTATATGGAATGGATTTTTATAATACGGGACTACCTCAAACAAATGAAGAGAAGTATAATTCGGAATATATAAAAACATATGGTTCAGAAGGGACCCCTTTGGGTCCAGACAAGTTACTTCATGACCAGGTTTCTCAGATGATGCATTGTAAAAATGTCCTTATGAGGGATCCAAGGCTGTTTTTTGACCCAATTGTTGTGGAAAAATTAAATTCTAAAACAGTTTGTGATAGGATTAATAGGTTTTCAAATTTGCCAAAATTTAAAAAGGACACCAGATAATGACCAGAAAATCAGATTCAAATTTAAATAGAGTTTTAGAAGATGACGGAGTTCCAGTCTCAGAATTGGTTAAGTATGAAAATTGTTCTACTGTAAATTTAGAAGAATTAAGAAAAGATCTTGGCATGGGGTCTTGGGCTGTACGAATTGCTTATAATGAACTCTTTGGAGGAGTTGTTATACAACAACAACCTGGCGAAGGCAATAGAAAACATTATCATCATGACGCCGATGAGAACTGGGTTATTTTAGATGGAACTTGGGAGTGGTGGATAGACGGCATAGGAACAAGGACTGTTACTACGAATGATATTATTGTAGTTCCTTGCGGCGTCTGGCATCACATAAAGTGTGTGGGAGATAAACCAGGGGTAAGGTATGCGATAACCAGGCCGGATGTGGATCACGTATATGAAGATGATTGATATATTTTTTGATTTCACAGGCAAGACAGTTGTAGTTACAGGTGGAAGTAAAGGTATTGGACTTGAGGTTGTTAAAAGATTTATAGATTCGGGCGCAGTTGTCTATTGTTTATCACGAACAGATCCGAAGATAGATGGTTGTCATCATATAGGGTGTAATTTAAGAAATCAATTAAGTATAAAACTAGCTTTTGATTCAATTAAAACACTAGATTTTTTAATCAATGTTGCTGGAACCAACTTGTGTTGTCCTATAGAAGATATTGATAGTGATGAATGGGATAGAGTGATGAGCACTAATCTTAAATCATTTTATTATACTTCTAAATTAGCAGTTCAGATAATGAAACAAAAAAACTTTGGCAGGATTGTAAATGTTTCATCAATCGCAGGAAGAAATAAAAGTATTGTAAGTGGTGTTCATTATACGTCTAGTAAATATGGCATAATTGGCTTGACTAAGCAGTTGTCGAATGAAGTCTCAAAACACAATATTCTTGTGAATTGTGTTTGTCCCTCACAGACAATGACAGAGATGTTGCAAGAATCTATGACTACAGAGCAAATAGAAAAATTAGAACATAGTATACCTGTTAGAAGAATTGCAACTACAAAAGAACAGGCTTTACCAATATTGTTTTTATGTTCTTCGGCTGCTTCATATATTGCAGGAGCAGCAATTGATGTAAACGGAGGTCAGCTATGAGAGATACTGATATTACTGTCTTAATTGCAGTAAGAGGTGGATCTAAACGTGTACCAGGAAAAAATATAAGACCATTCGGAAGTTCCAACATGCTCCAAATGAAAATAGAACAAGCAACAAGATTAAGTGGTATTAATAACATAGTTGTAACATCTGATGATGAGGGTATGTTAGAGTTGGCAAACTCTCTTGGTGCAACTACTATGAGAAGAGACCCATTTTATGCTAGTGATACAGTTCCTATGGGGGATGTATATGTTCACTTAGCTTCCTCTTTAGATTGTAAGGATATATTATGGACACCAGTAACGAGTCCACTTATAAAAGATGAGTCAGTTCAAGAGTGTATTGACTTATACAAAGAGATAGAAGAGTATGATTCAGTGGTCACAGCCAATTATATTAGAGAATATCTGTGGCTTGATAATGCAGCTATGAATTATGATCCTAAAAATCATCCAAGATCTCAGGACTTGCCTGATGTGTATGCTTTGAATTTTGCGGCAAACATATTGCCCAGAGAATTAATGATACAAAATAAAAATATTCTTGGGAATAAATTTTATCCGCTTATGTTGGATGATATAGAATCAGTAGATGTTGATACTGAGTTTGATTTCATGGTTGCTGAGGCTTTGTTTGATAAGGTAAACAGAAAATGAAAAATATCAAGATTTATATTGTAACGTATAGAAGGCAAGATATACTAAACAAAACCTTGGATACCTTATTTAATAAGACAGATTTTTCGCTTGTTTCTGATACAGAAGTAAATGTTATCAACAATCACAGTGATTTTTTTCTAGAGGAAAGATTTCGAAACAAGGTAAATGTAATTCACAACAACGCCAGACCTGATTGGGATACAGGTAACTTAGCAAGAAACTGGAATCAAGCACTTGTGCATGGGTTTAAAGATTTGAATAACCCGGAGGCAAAAATTGTTGTGACAATGCAGAACGATATTGTATTAGATCCAAAGTGGGCAACAAATCTTTTAAAGATGCACAAGAAATACACTTTTATTACAGGGCAATTGGGCGATAATATTATTAGCTATAGACCAGAAGCGGTAAAAAGAATAGGATTATGGGATGAGCGTTTTATAACACCAGCAAATAAAGAAGCTGACTATTATATTAGGGCTCTAATTTTAAACAAAGAAAAGTCCTTAATAAATGATAGGATCCATGGCAGACTATTAAACAGTCAAGATGCACTACCACTAGATACATCAGAATATCAAGGTGGTGAACCTGAGTGGAGAAAAGAGAAATCGAATAATATATCGAGAGAAGGTTGGTATCATACATCACAAATTTTGTATTGGAAATGGAAAGACACCTGGAAAACACAGCCCGCTTATACTGGGTGGTTAACGAGATGGTCTCAAGATTTTGTTGATAACCCACCAAATCTACCAACAGTTCCGAACTTCGTACAATATTATTATTTTGAAAAAGATGTTGAAACACTTGAGGAACAAAACTATGTTGGCTGGAGAGAGGGTGATTTTTGGCTTGACCTCAACAAATGTGAAGATATTGACAAGCACCCATTTAAAGATAATGAAAGGTTTAGGAAGTGATTAAATTAGTAGTTTTTGACTTGGATGGCGTATTAGTAGATGCTAGGGAACTTCACTATGAAGCTCTAAACCGCTCTCTAAAAGAGGTAGATCCAAAGTATATTGTTGAAAGAGAAGAACACCTATCAACATTCGATGGACTACCAACCAGTAAGAAATTAAAGATGCTTACAGAGATGAAGGGGCTCCCTCTGGAGAGTCACCATTCTGTATGGAAAAACAAACAAAAACATACAATCAATATAATATCAAATGAATATGGTCGAGACGAAAGAATCTGTAATTTATTGAGAGACCTTAAACAAGAGGGTCTTAAAATTGCGGTTGCTTCAAATTCTATCAGAGAAACCATAAAGATGGTTTTGTTGCGCAAAGGATTTATGGAGTATGTTGATTTTTTCTACTCTAATCAGGATGTAAGAAACCCTAAGCCAAATCCAGAAATTTATCTTAAATGTATGGTGAAGGCGGAAGTCGGACCTCAAGAAACTGTAATAATTGAAGATTCACATATTGGACGTGAAGCAGCACAGCGTGCTGGGGCTCACGTATGCGGTGTAATGAATAGTGAAGATGTAACAAAAGAAAAGGTTTTTGGATTTATTGAAAAGAATCGTCCTAGAACTTTGTCTAGACCAAAATGGCAAGGAGGAGATATGAAGGTTCTTATTCCAATGGCTGGCGAAGGTTCTCGCTTTCAAAAGGCTGGCTACGCTTTTCCAAAACCTTTAATTGAAGTTAACGGAAAGCCAATGATTCAACTTGTTGTTGAAAACTTGAATATAGATGCGCAGCATATTTTTGTGGTCCGCAAGGAACATGAAGAAAGATACAACATAAAACATCTTTTACAATTGATCTCTCCAGGGTGTGAGGTTATTTATACAGATGGACTAACAGAGGGTGCTGCTTGTACAACACTGTTAGCAAAAGAATTCATTAATAATGATGAACCTTTGCTCTATGCAAATTCAGACCAGTTTCTAGAGTGGGATAGTAATGAGTTTATGTATTCTATGATGGCAGATAATATCGATGGTGGTATGTTAACTTTTGAAGCTACTCACCCAAAGTGGAGTTTTGCCAAGTTAGGTCCTGATGGGTATGTAGCAGAAGTGGCAGAAAAGAAACCAATTAGCAACATTGCGACTACTGGGATTTATTACTGGAAACAGGGTTCTGACTATGTTAAGTATGCCGAACAGATGATCGAAAAGGATATTAGGGTTAACAATGAATTCTATGTTTGTCCCGTATTCAATGAGGCCATTGGAGACGATAAAAAGATAAAAATCTTCCCAGCTAAAAAAATGTGGGGCATAGGAACACCAGAAGATTTAGACACTTATTTGAGAAATTATAAGGGTTGATATGAAGTTAATAGCTCATCGTGGTAATATCAAAGGAAGAACAGATAGAGAGAATATGCCGCAATATATTGAAGAGGCTCTGTCTAAAGGTTATGATGTTGAAATAGACGTTTGGAGCATATTAGGGAATTATTATCTTGGTCATGATGATCCTGAGTATAAAGTTTCTGAAAGTTTTTTAGAAAAAGCAGGTCTCTGGTGTCACGCCAAAAATTCACAAGCTTTTAGTGCAATGCTCAAAAATTCAAAAATACACTGTTTTTGGCACGAGAGAGATGATTATGCTTTAACATCTAGAGGAAAAATATGGATATACCCCAATAAAGAACCTCTAGATGGTGGCATACTAGTGTTGAATAATAATCAAAAGATACCAGACAATTCTAATCTTGAAGGTGTTTGTTCTGATTTTGTTGGAAATTTTAAGTAATGGAAATAAAAGATTTAGAAATAATAAAAACTAGTCAATCTCTTTTTGACAGTTTTAACGGGTTTATATTGAGTGATGACACAAAAGTGTTTGGGAAGCTTTTAGCTCGAACACTTCTAATGAACAAGGTTAAAGATATTCCTGGCGATATTGTTGAATGTGGTGTTTTTAAGGGAACAGGTATTTTAACTTTTCTTAAATTAAAAAAATACCTTAATCCAAATTCTGGAAAGAAAGTTTTAGGATTTGATTTTTTTGATACAGATAGTCTAATTGATAGTTTATCATCACAAGACAAATTAGCAATGTCCACACTCTTTGAAAAAAGAAACTTTAGTCACGATCATAACTATCAAAATTATCTTGAAAATGTTATTCAAGAGGCAGGATTTCAAGATTACGACTATGAGTTAATTGCAGGTGATATTTCTAAAACAATGCCAGAATATATTTCAAATAAGCCTGGGTTAAAAATATCTCTTCTCTATTTGGATCTTGATCTAGCACAACCAACATACGACGTTCTTGAGGCTGCTTGGGATAGGGTGTCTAAGGGTGGTATTGTAGTGTTCGATGAATATGCTTTTCATCACTGGTCAGAATCGCAAGGTGTAGACAAATTTTTTAAAGACAAAAACGTACAAGTAGAAAACCTAAATTATATCGCACCGAGCGCATTTGTCAGGAAAGTATAATACAATGAAATTAGCTTGGCAACAAATACCATCACCAGTTGTATCAGAACTTTTATGCCACACTGGTGTTGATGGTGTTGTTATAGATACAGAGCACGCATCCTACAACAATGAAACAATCTATAATTGTATTCAGACTATAACTTCATTAAATAGGAAATGTTTTGTTAGATTGATGGTTCCGACCAAATCAAGTATTAGGATGTGTTTGGATGCAGGAGCAACAGGTTTAATTTTCTCTACCGTTGAAAATGCACGGCAGTGTAACAAGATAATGAACTCTTGCAAATTCCCAAAACACGGCGGACGCAGAGGGCTTGGTTTAACTAGGGCTAATAAATGGGGATTATTACCTTTAGTATCAGAACCACCTTCTATTGTAGCTCAGATTGAAACTATTGATGGCGTAAATAATTTAGAGGAGATAATGAGTTATAATTTTGACTATTATATGATCGGACCTTATGACTTGTCCGCTAGTCTTGGAGTGCCAGGAGATTTTAGTTCAAACTTGTATCTAGATGCAATTAAGAAAATGGAAAAATTAATACCAAAAGAAAAGATGGCAGTCCATATTCCAACAGAAGTTAAAAAATATCTAAAGAAATATTCAGATTATGGTATTATAGCATTAGGGATGGACACAACCGGACTTTTAGAATTTTATAAGGAGCTAGGGATAAATGAGTTCAGCACTTGACATTGAAAATCTAGAGAGCAAATTTTACGAAACTATAAGCTCAAAAGAGTGGAGACAGCTACAAGAATATTATAATGAATGTGATGACATTTATGTTCTTGGGCACGGTGGAAACATGGGTGTTGCTGATCACACCGCTGTAGATATGACAAGACTATCCAATGGGACAAAGAACGCTATGTGTCCTGGGAGTTGTGTAGTAGCAACTTCCTTGATCAACGATACAAGTTTTGATCAATGGATGGTTGCTTGGTTGCAACAAAGAACTTGTACTAAAACTAAATCTCAAATGAAAAAGTCTCTAGTATATGGGATCTCTTCGTCTGGGAAATCAAAAGATGTAATCAAAGCACTTCAATGGGCTTCGGATAATGGACTAAGGACAGCTTTGGTGACGTCTAATCCTATTGAAGAAGAAATTAAAGGATTAGCTCAAGTAGTCCTTGGAGCCGAGTATTACCACACAGCAGAAGTTTTAACTTTGTTATTGCAATATCAATTAACTCACGGTTCAGGAAAGGAGTGTCCTCCAATCGGCAAAAACTCTCCTGACGATTTAGAAAAAATCAATTGGAAAGGTCCAAGTGTCAGAAAACATAGTTATCCAGATGAACAGGTAAATATTGGTATTGATTTTGATGGGGTAATCCATAAGTGTTCAAAGGGATATCACGACGGCACAATCTACGATGATCCAGTTGAGGGTGCTAAGGAGGCACTACAAAAACTATCTAGAGATCATACAGTCATTGTTTATACCTGTAAAGCAAAACCAGATCGAGGCTTGGTAAATGGAAGAACTGGTTCTGAACTAGTCTGGGAATGGCTTAAAAAGCATGATATGGCACAATATGTGTCAAAGGTTACTGCTGAAAAACCAAGAGCTTTTGCCTATATTGACGATAAAGCGGTTCCATTTACAGGCGGCTGGGATAATGTCATCACTCAGGTTAACAATATGAAAGGAGAAGAATAATGAAGTTTTCAAATCAAGCTGTAGGAGCACTATTGATGACACTTCAAAAGTGTTTGGCAGAACAAACAGATATAACAGAGATGTTAGCTGACTGGAACTTGGAAGTTGAAAATGGTGAAGTTGTAGTAATAAACCCACCAACTGTAAAGACTCAAGTTTTTGAAACTGAATAATGCCTTTATACCTTTATGATTGTCTCGGGTGTGACAAACAGGTTAATATCCGACATTCGTATAAAGAAAAAGATGTAGAGTGTCCGTTGTGTAATTCTAAAGACATACGGAAAAATTTATCAACTGTATTACATGTAACAAAGAAGATTACAACCGATAAAGAAAAAACAGGGACTGAAGTTAACAAAGCGATCGAAGAAAGTAAAAAAACTTTAGAAGAGTATAAAAATAAACAAAAGAAGAGAATTCACAAACAAAAATGACAACTATACTACTATCAGTTTTATTAGCATCCTCAGCGATTATTAATATTGTTTTTGTTTGGTATACACGAAAGCTCATTAACTATCTTGAGATGACTAATGAAGAAGCCCGAGATATATTTAAATCAGTGGCTGAATACGAAAACCATTTATCAGATGTATATGGTAGAGATATTTTCTACGGTGATGCCACTCTAGAAGCTTTATTGGAACACACGAGTAAGTTAGCCGATGAGATACAGCTTTATATAGCAGCAAACCAGGAGCTTACAGAAACAGAACTAGAGAACACTAATGCCTAGAAAAAAGAAGAAAAACAATTATTACTTTACGGAGATAACTGAGAAAGCCATAGTTGACTATTGTAATACGGAAAGTTTATCCAAAAGATCAGAACTTTATATTCAACATATACAGCCTGCTTTCGATGAATTAGTGGACAAGATAGTTTATACTTATAAATTTACCTCTCTTGAAAATGTTGAATATCACAAAGATGATTGCAAAATTTGGCTCACCACTATCCTAGGAAAGTTCGACCCTTCTCAGGGGAAAAAAGCGTTTTCATATTTCTCTGTTGTGACTAAGAATTGGTTTACTCACAAAGCAAAGAAACAAACTAAGAAAAACCGTCGTGAAGTAAATTATGATGAAATGGTCCGAGAAGTAGAAGCTATATCTACAGGTTCGGACGCTAGTTTTTTAAACGAGATTGAAGATAAGCAGTTCTGGCATTCTCTTTTAACCGAGATTAATAGCTGGCAAAAATTAAAATTAAAACCCAATGAACAAAAAGTATTAGATGCTGTAGTTACCCTAATGGAAAACATAGAGCAAATTGAAATCTTCAATAAAAAAGCTGTCTATTTATATATGAGAGAGATAACGGGTCTCAATACCAAACAAATCGTTAGTGCTCTCAATAAAATGCGGGAAAGATATAGAACTTTTAAGAAAAAATGGAATGACGGAGAAATTAGCTAGCATCCTATTTATTGTATGAAAAAAGATCTAAACTCGCTAATTGAACAGGCCCTTGAAAATATAAACAAGGACAGACAAGAAACAGAGATACTTCTAGATAATCTTAAGGAGTATTTAAATGTATCAAAAGAAAGGTACTCTGATTCTGGTGCCACCGCTGCTAAATTTGTTGAAACATTACAAAGAAGCAACGAGCAATTGGTAAAATTAGCCACATTAGTTTATAAGAAAGATCAGTCCTCTAATCAAGCAGGTCTTACAGACGATGATAAGAACCAGTTGTTTGATATATTAAAGGAGGACTAGAATGACCACTCCTAAAAAAACGGCTAAACCAACAGTATTTGACGATAAGGTTCGTCAGCTTCTTAAAAATGAAATGTCTACTGGCACTGATCTAGCCGCCAATGCGTGGGATTTAGATCGTTCAACTCCGATGGGAACCCTGAAGGGTTTAATTAGAAAAGTTAATACTCCTGACAGGGCTTTGAACTTAACCCTTGTTCATGCTTTGGTCTTAAGAACAGACGATAACATAAAGTCTTTCTATGAGACGGTTAAAAATGAGGAAGCAGGAGTTGAGTATCAAATGATCAGAGTAATGGTTTTAAGTGATACACGACATTATTGGATACCAGAAGCAAAAAGATCAAATGACCCTGTTATAGGTTTTTATCCTATGGTTAAATATGTGTATGGAACCGGCGCTCCAATGTTAAAGCCTGGTGATATAGTGACAGTTCAGTTTAATAATCCTCGGGCCCAATTTTCTAGTCATATGGAAACAGGTAAAGTTATAAGTATCGAGGGGCACCTTACTGGCAAGTGGGATATTGATATAGGAGATGCTTGTCGATCATTGCTGCCAGAAGAAGAGAAACAATTACCAGACCCTTGTGAAAAGGTTTTTCGCCTCGGAGAAGTGGAGCCAGTAGGGTTACCACCGACACCGCTAGCTTCTGGCGAGAAACAATTTTTACCAGCACCCCCGGTTAGAAATATAAATGTCTCATCTCCTTTTGATTTAGAGAGATTTCATCCTGTTAAAAAAAGGACAGAACCGCACTACGGTGTAGATTTTACTGCGCCTATTGGAGAAGTTATCTTCGCTGCTTTGGATGGCGTTGTTACTCTACGAACTAATAAGGGTGGACCGACTAAGGGCTACGGGTATTATATATTTATAAAACATACAACTTATAGTACAAAAGAAGGAGGAATACCAAAACCTTTCTTCACCTTATACGCTCACCTTCAGAATCATTTAAGATATCCAGTTGTTAAGAATGGACAAAAAGTAAAAAGAGGACAACCAATAGGTTTCTCGGCTAATTCAGGGATAAGCAGCGGACCTCACTTGCACTTTGAATACGTTACTAATTCTACCACCCCATTTTCTGCTGGCGATAAAAAAGATCCAATGGCATTTTTTATCAATCAAAATTTTTACCAGAAGCAGGGGTCTTGATATGTCACTTTTAGGAAAAACAATAACAGATGCGCTCCTTTCAAATGGTAAAGAAGAACTAAAAGAGAACTCACCAAAACTTGAAGCAGAAGAATATTCAGGCTATTTTCAATCAGATATTTTGGGTCCAAACCCAAGCTATAATATTAAAGAGTCTGAGAACATTATTCAAGGCAAACATAACACGATTATTATTCAAGGTCGTGATCGCCCTGGAAGCGAGTTAAGCGGTAAGGGCGCATCAGCCAACACTAATGTGGGGTGTATTGATATAATCGCTGGATTGTCTGGTATTCTTGCACGAGAAGTTGATAATGATGGTGGTAAAGTATTAACAAATAAAAGCACCGAGCTTGACTCTGCTCGTATATATATTTCCCAGAGGGCAGATATTGATTCTAAAGAATATTTTGGATTAGCAAAAGGAAAAGTTGGCAATCTGACAAACCGATCAGCAATCGCCATAAAAGCTGATTCTGTGCGAATCATTGGCAGAGAAGGTATAAAGTTAGTAACAAGCACCGATTCTTATAATGGGTCTGCGGGTATGTTCATTGGAGATAATGTACAAGGCATTGATTTAATTGCTGGAAATAATGATACTGATCTACAGCCAATGGTAAAAGGTGATGATCTTGCAGAGGTTTTGGACAATATTTTGGAATTGATTAATGACTTGCATGGGGAAGTTGCGACAGCGGTTGAATCGATAACAGGAATGGCTGGAATTATTACGGGTTTCCTTCCTCCGGCAGCCCCTGCCGCAGGGACAATCTTATCAAGGTGTGCTCTATCACTTGGAAATTTACAATCGCAAGAGTTAAACTTTGCTTTTCATAAAATGAACTATAGTAAGATCAATCCGTTTGCAAAGTACAATTTTCGTAGTAAATTTAATAATGTAAACTAGGTAAGCAGGTATGGCTCTAACAGACAGACAACGAAGAATAATAAATCCATACGCTGAGACTGTTGATACAGATTCTAGGCGAGGTTTGGGTTACGACTATGAAAATGAGTCTAATAAGTTTGTTATCGATGCCATTCACGAGAGCTATCTATTCTTTTATGAATTTCCCAAAATCGGCAAAGAATTAGTAGATCGTGATAGGACAATCACTATAGATGATATGCTTGCATATTTTGCGCTTTACCCTCAAAATGGCAGAGTAGTGAATAATAATGCAGAAGAAATCAGCGATACCGACTCTATAGCTGCTTTACAAAGCGTGGTTGAACAATTGAGAGAGAATGGTTCTTTAGAGAAGTACTCTTCTAATACTTCCGAGTTGACATATAAAGAAGAATACAGAAACGATAACGATAGACCAGACCTTAATCAAGATATAGCAAATTTGATTGCAGTTCCTTCCGCCCACTCCAAGCAATACAAAAATCAATTAAGAAATGCACTAGGGTTGCCAGATATCCAGTACAGCGATAATGTTGGCATTGATCTGCTGAACTTGAGCCCAAGCGTAACAACATATATAAGTTCTGATTCTAATGTAGACCTATACGACTGGAGAAAAAATGGACTCCCTGGGGAAGATAATGATCGTGTATACTACAATCCAGTTGATTTAAAATTCTACTACGTCAAGCGAACTGGTCGCACTGAACCTGCCGCTTATGCATATAATTTTTTGAGAACAGAAGAGCGATCCACCGCTAGAATAACTTGGTTTACCAGATTTTCAGAAAGTCAAAGAGGAAGGTATAATGATGCAGTAGAGACGAGTATCCGTGAAATATTAAAGCTCACAGGAAAAAATTCAGAAGCAAATTTTCAAAATTTATTATCAAAATATGGTGCTCCTGACAATTTTGTCTTATTATCCTACAGAGATCTTCGACCAGGATCTCGATGGATATATTGTTTGCAGATAGATTCAAACGATATTAATAATCTCCCAGACTCCACAGAAGCCAACAATAGGCCATCATATGAGGAGTATGAATTATCTACTCTACAAAAGGCAAAGAGGATAATCGGTGACCAGAACAAGTCCACGAGAAGTGTTACTTTCCAGGTCGAAGATATGTTGAGATATATGTTTTCTGTTCGAAGTGTGTTGGGAGAATATAATGAAAAGCTTTTAGATGATGGTTTTACGCCACAGGTTCTTAATGGAATTAATCTTGCTAGGGAAGTAGACCGTCTTGAATCATTCTTCGATTTGTTGTCTTTGTTTTATGGGTATAATAAAATATCCCTAGAGGATGATGATTTTGTCCAGATGTTCTTTACCAAGGATTATTTATTAGATCATATTTGTATTAACGGAAGTTTCTATTATCAGGGAACTGGTAATACAACCTATCTTAATATCAATGAAGAACGAGCTAGAATTGCTAATGCTTTTTCTCTTTTAACGCCCACTAGTTTTTCTTTTCTGAAAAATAGTTATCAGATATACACAGAAGTACAAAATACAACGCCAACAACAAGAGAGCCTGCTTTAGATTTTTTGTCAAAGTATTCTTACCCGCCATCAAGAATTGATGCTATTAGGGCGAAGCGTGCAAATAACACAAGAGAACAGAATGAAAGGCTGAGGCTAAAAAGAAAGAACTTGTTTACAAAACTTTCAGAGCTTTCCAGGGTAGATCCGTCTGAGTATGAAAGACTATTTTCAAATAGACCCTTGAGTTATCGAATGGCTTCAACATTGAGTAGTATTGACTGTGACACAGGGCAAGCAAAGGCAGCCAAATATGCTTTAAGGTTTTGGCAAGCTGCCACAGGTAAAACAAAAATTAGATCATTGATACGAGAAACTATTATTTTACTGCGACAAGAAGTTATAGAAGATGAAACAACTAAAAGAAGAATTTCTGATGCAGCCAGATATGCTGACAATCCTACTCGTGCAATACAAGATATTGAGCGTGCTATCAATCAGCAAATATTTTGCTCTTTGGATGTTTTAGGTGATTTTATTGAGGATAATTTTTTAGATCCAATCGGTGCCCCACCGGTTGTTAATTCTTTGATTAGAGAAACTTTGGATCAACCAATAAAAATAGAGTTTAAGAAAAGAAAAATGATTGGACTCAAACCAAAACAATCTAAAGTGTATCAAAAAGCCATTGAGACTATACTTCAAAATTTTATAAAGTCTATCATAGCAGGTGTTGCAAAAGATGTTGTTAGTGCCTTGCTTGGTTGTGGGCCTGAAGGTAATAAAGGACCAGCCAGTGGTTTAAGAAATTCATTTAAAAAACAGGATTTTGGTTTTACTGATCTGAGAAATTTTGTCGAAGAGGTAGATTTAGTAGAAATCGCTCGATTAGCAAATCTTTTTAATATTGACAATGAGGGAGAAACATCCCCGGCAACACTAGAACAATTACAAAATCTATTAGAGGATGTTTCAGAAATGTCAACTCCAGTTGAATTGCAACAACTCCTGGACGGGGATGCTGACAATGAACTGATTAGTCATATATTTGAAACTGTGTCTAGTAATCACGTTGTGAATTATATATCTCCTTTCTCAAACCCAGGGACACCCGATCTCTTAACTATGGACCCTAATGATTATAATAGTTTAAATTTTTCAAACAACAAAATAATTGATTTCTTTGTCCTCTTGGGTGATGCAATAGAAAATCAAGGTAGGTTTGGTGATTTGCCATTTCGCTCTCCTCTTGAGGCATATTGTGACCAAAGAGAAAGTTATACTAATCCTTTAGAGCTAAATTTTGATATACCGGAAATAGAAGCTCAATATACAGATATAGTCAGCGATAAAATTAATAAAATCAATAATCTATGCAACTGGTTAAGAGACTTAGCCAACATTAAATTTAAAATTGAGAGATTGATAGATTCATTACCAACAATGACTTGGTATGATGATTTGCTGGAATTTATAGCAAAGATCAGTAACTCTATAGCTGAATCGTTAGCAGAACTATTCTCTGATCTTTTTGGGAAAGAACAAAAAAGGCTTCAAAATTATGACTACAATGTATACAACTCTAAGCTAGGAACGGAAATATATTACCAACTTGGAACTAAACTAAGAGAGTATAGTATAAATCAGCTTTATAGATCTTCGAACGGAGATGTATTTTTTATGACTCCTGCCGGACATGGACAAAGTACAGCAGTAGCTTCTAGAGTTGATGATGATGGTGAAGTCGTCATAGATGGCTACTTAGGCGGAAGGAAAAATGGCTGGACGTCTGACAATGTTTATGGTTTTACTTGGGTAAGTTATCGAGATAAATTACCTCTCCCTCAATATCGAACCCCCGTCACAAAGCCGTGGGATGAGTTTGGAACTGCGTATTATTCAATAGTTAATGCACCATCTCCGCTGAAAAAAATATTAAATAATGAACAAATCCAAGGAACTGCTTTGTTGGGATCAGACAGTTTAAGACGAGTGTACCAACCACTTACCGACCGTGGCTTCCCGGAAACTAGGGAAAAGACACAACTTTATAAAATATCACTTGCTACATATGGATATTTAAGGCAACAAGATTCTTTTCCCCCTTATGTTGGGTATGCTGGAGCGTCAAATCTTTACTGTTCGAATTCATCTAAAGGAGATATACGAATAGTGTATTGGAATGCTGATCGGCAAACACCAACCGTTGCATACTATAACCCTGCTGGTTTAATACATAACGAAAGATCTGTATCGTCAAATACACAAACCATAACAGAAAACGGTGATTTTCAATCTGTAGATTATAGAATTTTTAACAATTTACAAATAGGTGATTTCACTTATCGTGTTGATGATAATTATAAGTTGTTTATAAATGATACACTATTACCTCCTTTGTATTCTGGAGGAATGTTTAAGCTTTATTCAAACTTTTCTATAGGACTACCAGTTGAAAATCCAACACCAAACCAGGTGTCCCAGAGATCACTCGATAGAGATGAGGATCTTACAAGTATGCAAAATTACAGAGAAAGAATAGACACCCAGATTAACACTGCTGTTATTAATGACACCGGAAGAAGACGCATGCCACGTTATGTCTCGGCTGTTGCAAAACTACCTCTGGAAAGAACAGATGATATATGTGTAACAGCGGAGGACACCCTTCGAGCGGAATCAGCTATTCAAGTTTTGCAAACTAGGATGATTTCATTTTTTATGAATATTATGCCTCTAGCTCGTATATATCCTTGTTGGAATAGTGTAGGCACAGTAAAATTAATTACAGATTATCTCCACAAAAAGATAACAGATGAATTAACTGCAAAAGAAATGATTGGACCCTTGTATGAATCAATTCAGTATGTTAAGCTTGTTTTTCCGCAAGACCTAGAAGACAGTAAATTCAAAAACAACCCAGCGATATCTGATGATTTAAGCCCTTCGGAAAATGTAAGAAATATTATAGAATCAATGTACGTTGGTATATTAGAGAACATTTCTAAGAGATCTGAATATAAATCAGTGAACAGATCTGTTTTTGATCCAGAATCACCGCTCAATATTAAGCAAAGGTATGAAAACACTCTTGTTAAATTCTATAGAATTTTATTTAACGTTAATTTTGAAGAATATGGAATCGCAGATGCAGAGCAAGCACGAGCAGCACAATCAATTATAGGTCAATTTTATAATGGTAATCAGATAACTCAATTAGGATTATTAACTGGAGCTTACTATTTTCCAATTGCTTTCCAGATAGCATCCTATATGATCTATTTTGATCGTGGCATAAAGTATGCAAACAGATATAGTGATACGCAATATAGAATTTTAGTACAAAATGCGAATGCAGATGATAATCTTCTAACAGCAATAAAGGGCGAACTTGTAACAAAGTTTAGTTCTCCTTTTGCAGGGTTCCCTGTGAGTGTTGGTTATTATGATGGAACCCAGGAAATAACTTACTATTCTTCTGATCAAGTCGAAGAAAGGTTGCGCACCCTCACGGAAGAGGTTAGCGACAGCTTATTAACTGATGATAGAATTTTAAGACTTCGAGATTTATTATTCTTAAGGAAGAACGGTTCAACAGTTAAATTTTCACCCGACGAACCATCTGTACCAGCTACGTTACTAGATATATTCCCTGATTATTTTGCTCCTGATTCTCTAGTGGGAGACGATATTGATATGGGTGGTGGTTATGAGCCCATACCACAAGACTTAGCTGCCCGCATTTCTGGAGAGTTGTTAACTGAGGTATCAGATAAATTGACAACTTTGAATGGTCTTTTTTACAATCCTTCTACCCAATATACAAATCCAGGACAGGGAAGGACTTTTACCGCTAGGGAATGGTATAATCTTCAAAGGGGTGATCGTGAGGAGTTAGCCCAGACTGTACTTAGAATAGAATTACTTCTTGCAGAAGAAATACAGGGTAGAACAGGCTTAGGTCGAAACGGTATTGACACAATTTTCCCAAGTGATCGAATGCCTTCTTTGTATTTTGATGAATTAGCGAACATATTTGAAACGTTTAATTTAAAAGAGCGTGAGCAATATGAGCGTTTCCGCCGTCAACAGGCTGGAGAAGATATTACAGATATTTCAATTGACCTCCTTGAGTTTGCGCAGCAACCCGTTTTGCCTGGCGGCGCTCCAGACTTATATGTTGAAAGAGTAGTAAAATCGCTTTCGGAAAGATTTTTTAGAATATATTTGCCCAACTTGTACAGAAACTACAATGTAAGTCTTCAGGGAAGATTGAAAGAGAAAAGTATATTGGAAACACTAATTAACAGAAATGAGTAAGTTAGAAGGCATATCACCAAGGTTACCGTTAGTCTACGATAAAACAGACGGACCTTATCAATTAAATAAGACGCTGAAAGAAACATTTCGGCAGAATCTAAAAATGCTTATTCTTACGATGCCTGGTGAAAGACCAATGGTTCCAGGATTTGGAGTTGGTCTTTATGGATTCCTTTTTGAAGGAGTTAATTCTGTTACTTTTGGAACAATAGCAGAAACAATCAATAAACAGGTATCATTCTATATTCCATCAATCTCTTTAGAAAACATAGATTTTTTAACAAGTGACGAAGACTTAACTTTGCAATTGAACGAAGTCAGAGTTATTATAAAATATACCATACAGCCTTTTAACGAAAAAGATGAGTTAATAATAACTTCGACAATGACTAATTAATATCGGGAAAGAATATTATGACTAAAAGACCGATAAACTATACTAGCAGAGACTTTGAGTCTATTAAAGAAGACTTAGAAAATTATGCTAAGCGTTACTATCCTACTACTTTCAAAGATTTTAGTGAAGCCTCATTCGGGGCTTTGATGTTAGATTTGGTTGCCTACGTCGGAGATCAGTTATCTTTTTATGCCGATTTTCAGGCTAACGAAAGCTTTCTAGATAGCGCTATTAGGTATGATAATGTTGTTCGTTTGTCAGAAACTCTTGGCTTTAAGAACCAGGGTGCTGCTAAATCTACTGGACAGGTAGCAATTTTTATGCTTGTCCCTGTTGCACCAAACTCTAGAGCCCCGGATTTAAACTATTTCCCCATCCTTCAGCGAGGTAGTATCTTGTCTGGTGATAATGGCGCAACATATACCTTGACAAGTAATGTTGATTTTTCTGACTCTAATAACGAAATAACTGTTGCTAGAACCGATGCATCGACAGGTAACCCAACTTATTTTGCTGTAAAAGCATTCGGACAAGTTGTATCTGGTCAACAATTTGAAGAACAAATAACTGTTGGTAACTATCAAAGGTTTTTAAAACTATCTTTAGATAGAAATAATATAACAGAGATACTTTCAATCAAAGACTCTCAAGGGAATGAATATTTTGAAGTTGAAAATTTATCTCAAGATGTTGTGATCACCCAGGTAGAAAATGTTGATAGTAGTTCTAGAGAGGCAGTTCCTTTTTCTATGAGGTTAACTCCTGTCCCAAGAAGATATGTTGTAGAGTTTAACACAGACAACACAACAAGTGTTCAATTTGGGTATGGTTCTCAAAATAACTTGACTGGCGATTTGGTTGCCGACCCAGCAGACGTAGTGTTGGATGTCAATAGTAAGCCTTATATAACAGAAACAACTTTTGATCCAACAAATTTAATAAAGACAGACAAGTTCGGAGTTGTTCCAGTAAATACAACTTTAACAATTACTTATACAGCAAACACTTCTAATGTAACTAATGCTGCGGTCGGATCTATTAATAGTATGATTAATTCTAATTTACTTTTCAGAGATCGATCTGCTTTGTCAGAAGATGTTATATCGATAATGTTTTCTTCCATTGAGGTAGATAATGAAAGTCCAATATTAGGAGACACCGAGCCGCTAACTGCTGATGAAATAAGAACTAGAGCGTTTGGAACATTTGCTGCTCAAAATCGTGCAGTAACAAGGGAAGATTACATTAATCTTGCTTATCGCATGCCAGCAAAATTTGGAAAAATTAAAAGAGCAAATATTGTAAGAGATGAAAATTCTTTGAAAAGAAATCTAAATATGTTTGTTTTATCTGAGGATGAAAATGGAAACTTGACTATTTCCAACTCCGTACTAAAAAATAATCTTAAAGTATGGCTTGATAATTATCGAATGATAAATGATACAATTGACATACTTAACGGGAAAATAATAAACATTGGAATAAGATATGAGGTGATTGCTGACCTTGATATTAATCGTTTTGATCTGTTGCAACAATGTAACAAGGCAATAAATGATAATTTTCTAACAATAAAGTTTGGGCTTGGCGAATCAATTTATATTTCGGATATCTTTAAAGTACTGAATGATGTCCCAGGGGTGACAGACACAAAAAATGTTGAATTGTTTAATCGTACTGGCGGAACATATAGCAATGTTGTGTATGATGTAAATTCCAATCTTTCTAATGACGGTAGGTTTCTGAGAATTCCATCTGACGCAGCAGCAGAGATTTTATTACCTAATACTGATGTAGTAGGAGTTATAGTATAAAATGGGTATAAAAAAATATTACGCAACAAAAGATAATACGATTACCAATGCTTTTGAGTCTAACCTTATCACAAGGGGTACCGGATCCAATATGGGTGCTGCTGACATATTAGAGACATTTGTGATAGTGGGACAAACTTCAGCTTCAATCAGCGCCGCAAACGCTGAACAGAGCAGGGTTATAATTGAATTTCCAGTTAGTAGTATTCAGACAGATATGGGTAATGGAACTCTTCCTACTAACTCGGGGAGTATAAAATTTCATTTAAATCTTTACAATGCACCACACGGAAGTTCAACCCCAGAAAATTTTACACTAGATTTAATGATGTTATCACAAAGCTGGAACGAGGGCAGAGGGCTGGATATGGATAATTATTCAGATGCAGGTGTTTCAAACTGGATATCTGCTTCTTCTGGTGTTTCCTGGGCATCAACTGGTGGCTCTTTTCATAGAGGAATTAATACTTCATCTAGTATATCATTTGATACTGGTTTAGAAGATATTTCCCTCGACGTTTCAGAACAAGTTTATAAATGGCTTGGTGGCACAACCAATGATGGCTTTTTATTAAAGTTTCCAGACACGTCTGTTTCAGGAACTGATTCTTTGTTTACTAAAATGTTCTTCTCAAGAACTAGTGAATTTTTTCACTATCAACCAACCTTGGAGGCTAGGTGGGATTCAGCACGAAAAGATAATAGAGGTAATTTTTTTATAAGCAGTAGTATGGCCCCTGCCGCAGATAACTTAAACACACTATTCTTATATAACGTAATTCGAGGACAACTGTCAAACATTCCAGGGTTATCTGGTAATAAATTGTCCGTAGAAATATATTCTGGCAGCGCCTCGCCGACTGGTAGCCCCCTAACAGTTGTTAATTCAGCAGGTACAACAGGTTCATCTATTACCGCCGGATTATTGGTTGAGAATGGTAATACTATCGCCGGTGTGTATACCGCATCGTTTGCTTCTACAAGTAGTTTTACCACGATGTATGATGTTTGGCATACAGGTTCAGGAGTTTCTAGGGTAGAATTTTATACTGGATCTTTCGAACCAGAACCTGTTCAGACGAGTGATTTGTTATATGATACCGTATATTTAACCACTATAACAAACTTAGATGCCAGTTATAAAAAAGGACAAAAGCCACAACTGCGTGTTTATGTTCGAGATAAAGACTGGAGTCCTAATATTTTTACAGTAGCTAATTCGGCTGTAGACACAACTATAATCGAAGATGCTTATTTTAGCATCCATAGGTCAATAGATAATTTAGAAATAATTCCTTTTGGGACTGGAAGCTCAAACAATAACTTCACTCGTTTATCTTATGACGTAAGTGGAAACTATTTTGAAATGGATACTTCTTGTTTAGAACCTGGATATATGTATGACATTAAATTTGCTTATTTTTTACAAGGTGAATATAGACAACAACCAGAGGTGTTTAAGTTCAAAATAGAAGAAGATGATGTATGAGCAGTTTAAAAGATTTATATCAAGGCAACAAGCAAGGCACTACGGTAAGTAAATACTTAAAGAGTAGTGCGCCTGGTACTCTTGGAAGTGGAATTGAATCCGAATCCCACTTAAAGGCTCTAACAGAAAAACAAGATTACTTTCTTCCTCCAATAAACTATTCAGATCCAGAAAAATTTGTAAAATTTGGATCCGCTGAAAAATATTATAAAAACGCCTTTGAATTTATAGCCAGTGACTATCCCTATGATGGGTCAGGTTTTGAAAAAACAGATTTTTATAACAACATTAACCCACTTGAAAAATATACCCTAGAGGTAACCTATCCTCGATCAACAGGTTTTGTTTCCATTGGGCAACCATATACTGTTTCTGCAACAAATTCATCTTTATACGATCAGGTATCAACCGTAAATTATATACAAGTAAAGGGTGGACCTCATAAAAATACAAAATTCAATGTAGCTAAAGATAGGACATCTAACTTAGAATTTGGTGGCACCAACGGAACAACTGTTGAATTTTTCCTAAAAAAAGATGCTTTAATTACTACGGGCACTTCAAGGAAGATGGCTGTTTTGGATTTGACAAACGGCGTCTCAACAACAAACTCATCAAGTGCCACTTATGGAAGACTTCGTATAGCGATACATTCAGGTTCGGAAACTCAGTTTTTTGTTACGATGCGTTCTGGATCGAATGGGTTCACCGAAACTGCTATTCCAAGTACACCAGGTCAAATAACAATTTCTGATGCTACTTGGAGAAACTTTTCATTTAGGTTCAATACTTCTACTAGTGTTCCAACTGTTGACCTTTTTGTAAATGGAACTTGTATTGAAACCGGTGTAACTGGCTCAGGTGCCATTGGCGCTGTTACAGGAACAATGATAGCAAACATTGGGGCTCTGCGTCAAGGAACAGAGGGTTTCGGAACTACTGCTGAAGGTTCAGGAAAACTTTCCGCTTCTCTGGACGAATTTAGGTTCTGGAAAAAAGCCCGCAATGCTGAACAAATTGGTCGTCATTGGTTTACTAATGTTGAAGGCGGAAGCGATAAATATGACGCTAATGTATCTTTGGGTGTATATTTTAAATTTAATGAAGGAATAACAGGAACATCATCTATAGATCAGACAATGTTAGATTATTCTGGACGAGTTTCAAATGGAACATATGTAAATTACAGTACGGCGGTAGCTATTGCAAGGAATACAGGTTCCGCTATAAATCAGCTTTCCATGGAATCAATTACAGAGCGTGGAGATCCGATTGTAAGAACAAACAACCCTAATTATCTAACGACAAAGTTAAGGTATGAGCAAAGTGGCTCTGTCTATGATGGGATAAATAGTGCTCGATTACTAAATCATTTACCTAATTGGATAATTGAAGAGGAAGAGAATAACGCAAATGAGATTGTAGCCCTAACTCAAATAATTTCTAGTTATTTTGATACCCTATATAATCAACTGACTTCTTTAAGAGAACTAAAGTATAATCAATATGTTAGTGGGTCTTTATCAGATTCAATTGACGAGTTTCCTTATAATGATCGACTAATAGAAAATTACGGAATCCGAACACCAGAATTATTTGAGAATGCTGATATTTTATCTCAGTTTTTCCAAAGAGACGAACAGATAAACTTTGATCAACAGTTAGTGGATATTAAAAATTCAATCTATAAAAACATTTATAATAACTTGACTTTTATACTAAAATCTAAAGGCAACCAGAAGGCAATTAGAAATTTTATACGCTGCTTGGGTGTTGGTGAAGAAATATTAGCGTTTAATACATACTCAGACGATAGAGATTTTGAATTAACAAGTAGTTACCTAAGTTCAGTCAGTACAAAAAAATATGTAGATTTTACAGGATTACTGAATCAGTCAGATGATGATGCAGTTGTATATCAATACTATGATTCTTCTAATTCTAATTCTGTAGGTTTAATCACTGGCTCTAATCAATTGTCTGAATATGCATTCTCTCTTCAAAGTGAATTTGTATTTCCAAACAAGGACGAGCAAGACACTCTATCTTATTCGGTTCCGCAGGTAATAAGTTCATCACTTTATGGTTTCCATACTCCTAATATCGCAACTCAAACATCAACAGATTTGACTTGGAAGCCAGCCGCAAATGATTATGGACTCCAAGTGTATGCTGTAAAGAGCCCAGGAGAATTTGCTGAGGTAATATCTCCTGATTTCAAGGTTAGGGATGCATTTTTTCTTGTAAAAGATCGGGCTGGAAATACGTTGCTTAGCTCAAGTATTTTTAGAAACGTTTATGACAATGAAAGGTGGAATTTATCTCTTACCTTAAAACCAAAAAAATATCCATTCTCTAACGGTGTCTTAGGGTCAACTGTTGCAAATTCCGGATACGAACTCCGCTTGTATGGAGTTAATTTTAATACAGGCAAAAAAGAAAAATATTTTAATGTGACTACAGACTTGACTTATGCATCGGGATCTGCTATAGTAAATTCAGCTAAGAGAATATATGTTGGTGCTCATAAAACTAACTTTACAGGCAGCACATTGATATCGACTGATGTTCGTGCATCTAGTACTAGATACTGGACCGATTTTATTTCTCCTGCGGTTGTAGATTTGCAGGCCAAACAAGTAGACACTCACGGCTCATTGCACCCTTCTAGGAATGCATATTTGTTTCAGACAGCCAGCGCAGGAGTTTATATACCAAGTATACAGACTTTGGCATTAAATTGGGAGTTTGCTGAAGTTACTGGCTCTGATACTAGTGGTCGTTTTATAGTTCAAGATGCATCATCGGGTTCAGTTGGGACAGGATATGAAGCATCGTATCAGGGTTCTGTTTTTAGTCCAATCAACCTTCGACAGCATACCGGACGGGGAGATTTCTTTACAGCAAGTTCTACTCCAGTTAGAAAACAATATGTTTATGCTGACAAATTGCTGCCACCTGAATATATCGACTCTAACGAGATGGTAAAAGTTCTGTCGGTTGACGATGAAGTGTTTGGAACATTTAAAAAACCTTCAAGTACTTATTTTGCTATAGAAAAAAGTATGTATCGAAGTATCTCAAATCGTATGTTACATTTGTTCGCCTCGATTAAAGAATTTAATAATCTTATTGGCGAGCCAGTTAACAAATATCGGATGAATTACAAGCATATGGAAAAGTTACGTGAAATATTTTTCCGCAAAGTTCGAAACGATATACCAGACCTGCAAAAATATCTTGACTATTATAAGTGGTTAGATGCAGCTATGACTGAGATGTTGGATCAACTTATGCCGGCTTCTGCTCGGTACGCTTCAAATGTTAGAAACTTGGTCGAAAGTCATGCTTTAGAGAGAAACAAAATTCAGCACCGAGCGCCCTTGCTTAAACCACCTGGATCTCTATCCGGAACAAATGAAATAACTGGTGATATAAACGGAAATAATACAGAGATTGGCGTTGAAGGTGATCCAAGTGATGTTGTTAGCAATCCTCGCCGCCGCCCAGCTAATCCCAATCCGGGTGATTTGGGAGGTGATCAATTTCAAGAACCAGAGCAGATTCAAGCTGGCAGACTTGAAGGTTGGGCACGAGGATTTGACCCTGATCAAAATTTTGATGAAATTGATAACATCAACCCTGGCGGACCAGAGCCGAATTACGGATAGTTATTGGACAAGGAACTAGTTACTAAATGGCTAATAAAATTATTATAAATTCTGCTCCTCCTAAGCCCTCAAAAAGGATTATAGGCGGCTCCAATCAGAGAAGTAAAGCAAGACTAAATCTTCAGGGATCTTATGGTTGGTCTTTTAATCACGCACCTATTCCACTTAATCAGGCAAATAATGCCATATGGTGGAAAGAACAAGCATTAAGGTATATTGCTCCCCTATCATCATCTGGAGATGTTCTCTACACTAGACAATCAGTCAAAAGAGAAGTTCAAAGGGAGACCGATAGGAGAAGAATTTATAATCTAGATGCTGAAATCGATAACCCAATTCGAGGCGGCAGCAATCAACCACTGAATAAGAAATATCACCTAGGTGATAAGACATTCACAGCTTTTGATCAAGAAATAGATATCAGAAATGAAATATATCCAAATACCAAAAAAAGAGTGTCTTTTGGTGTAACCATAGATGGAAAAACATATAACAGTGAAGAAGTCGTACCATTTAGTTTATTTAGTTCAAGTGTGACAGATGGATATCAGGCGACTCTAGCTGCAAATGGTTTTGGTAATGTAGATTTCGCTAACTTGCACGATGACAAAATTCAGTCCTACCAGGGTGAAGTTCCTGCACAGGGGCCTTTCACCGAAAGGTTTGTCGGCGGTATTTTATCTAGACATAATGCCCCACTAAGAACTACCGAACGGCAAGAATCTTTTAACATTATATTAAGCCCCGCCAGTGCAGCTACAGCAACTCTAACAGTAGATAATGGTGCAGACCCCTTCGCTGATCTAAATGGCAAGATTCTAACTTTGACTCTTGGGGGCGTTTCTTATTCGGCTCAATTCAATGCTGGTGTTGTTAGGGCGTCCTCTACAAAAACAGTGATCGGTATTGCCGACGCACTTGATGCTGATGGTGCTGCTGAAGCGATAGTAGCAAGTCTGAATGCTGCTGCCTCAGGAGATAGTTTACCTTTAGGTGCGGTAATAGGATCTGGTGTGGGTTTGGGCAGTAATCAAGTATTGATCACTGGTACTTTTGCGGGAGTCAGAGATAATGGCACAGCTTTTGCCGGCAATGCGGTTGCAAGTGGTCTTGTGACACCCACTCCTACTTTTGCTGGCGGGTCTGCAACAGTAAGGACCATGAACGATATAACTGTCGGAAACCCACAAGGTAAATATCTGAGAGGTCAAGCTGCGAAGGCACCCGTAAATATTAAAAACATAAAAACCTTATTTACGTCCGACAGTGTTAGAGTTGTGGGTAACTTTACCAGAAACTATGAAGTTATACAAGGGTCTGACAGACTAGCAACTAATATGGACTTGGCATTTAATCCAGAAAATTATGCTTTTTCTATACCTACTGCTTTTGTGACACCGCCATCACGTAGAACGCTAGGACTAACAGGATCAGCAGATTATCCGGCACCTCGGCAGATAGCGTCTAGACGAACCAATCAAACAATTATTGTCAATCGTTTCTCTGCTCCAGGTGGAAAATTAGTATCAAAACAACAGTTTCGGGATGTAGCCTCTGATCAGCTTTCTTCCAATAACGCTTTGCCGTTTCGTAACTTGAGTGTCCGTTTGCCGTTTAATAAGGAGCTTTCTGTTCATAACGCTTTTGGTGGATTAGTTC